GTGATACGCCTCACCGATAACAAGTCTATTAGGAGGAACAATGGCAATGAAAGTTTACAAGAATGTGTCGTGGGTAGAAACTGACGGCTCATACGGAACAAGCGAGGTAATCCTATTTGATTATGACGACTTGACCGAACAGCAACACGAAACGCTCAGCAACTTGGGTGACAACAGCCGGCTTGACTATGTCAAGGCTATTATGGCTGGCGAACCCCTAGATGAGTGGGAGGAGGAGCAATGAACGGGAAAACCGCAAGGCCATTATCCCCCTGTTGTTCCGAGCCGTATCTATGGCTAACCTGTGACGAGTGCGAGGTGTCTGGTGATGACCATGACTTCGCTACCTGTTCCAAGTGCGGTCAAGACATAGACGACTAACAAGACCCAGATAAGCCCCAACACCCGCCACACAGCCCCGAGCAGACGCTCAGCCCATTTTGGTTCCTGACCTCGTGCGAAGGTTGTGCGTGAGGTGTTGGGGCTTATTTGTTTTGTTAGGTTGGAAGCCTAATAGCCTAAGCAGCTGTTTTATGCGGATCTATCCCGCATAGGCTATTAGGCTTCCAACCCAACAAGCCTGATAGGCAATCGTTATTCAAATGTTATCTAGAGTGGTGCAGGAGAGAGAGGCTATCCTGTAGTCTGGTATTACCTCTTTGGAAGGAGAGATTATGGAAAAGACAGAGTGCTACAAATGTCAAGCCGAAATGGAAGTCGCTGACATCACAACTGTTCACCCTCTATGCGAATCGTGCGAGCACTCGTTCGACGATTGGTTTGAGAGAGAACTAACCAAACTAGATGGAAGGGCATCATAATGGAACAATACCTTTTCGACAAGCCCGAGGGCTGGTCAGACGACAAGTGGGAGGACTTGTGTAGTGCGTTGGACAACTGCCTAGACAACTTCATCTCTTACTACGAGGACGGCGAGGACACCAATGCCTAACTGGGTAACTAACAGACTTGTTATCTCTGGTGACAAAGAGACCCTAGATGAACTCCAAGCCCAAATGGCTACGCCTTATGACTCTGAACACTACAACTATGTAGAAAATAGGGTTGATAAGTCGATCACTTCGGGAGAGTTCCTTTTGTGGAACGCCATTCGCCCGATTGACCTTGACACCTACTACCAGCGTGCCGAGACCGAACAACGCATAGCCGACCGCAACAATCCTATTGAGGATGAGAACAAACTCACCCCAGAGGTAGTTGTGGAGAAAATCAAAGAGGCTATCTCTGAAATGCCACCATTGGGTTCAGAGCAGTTCCAAGACAGTATGGCGAGCATTATGGCTGAAATGGCTGTCGGTATGGACTGGTATAACTGGAATGTGCGTAACTGGGGCACAAAATGGGAAATCAGCGAGGCTCACGTTAGCAGGACTGATAGGGAACTAACCTATGAGTTCGAGAGTGCGTGGTCGCCACCTGTATCAGCAATAGATAGTCTTGCTAAGCAGTATCCAACCCTAACATTCCTTATCAAGAGCCTTGACGAGAACTCGTGCTTTGCGTGCGAAATAGGCTGGACAAGCGGAGAGCGGTCTTACGACCTTGACTTGCCTATCACCCACGAGGTCTATGTGGACCTGCGAGGCTACTGCTGGGCGTGTGACGAGGGTGAGGGTGCTATGGCTGACCCTGACCTAGAGGAACACAGAGAGGAACTAGGCTGTTTAGTGTCAGCCACGGCTGGGATTGAGGCGGAGAATGTCTAAACACCGTAAGCCTATTACGTTCCTAGGGTCGTCTATACGAACACTAAGCAAACTTATTATGGCTCTCGCGTCATTCCAGGCTTGGCTCATTATGTTCCAGGCAAAGAAAAACAAGTAGTGCTACCTGTGCTACAATCAAATAAAGAAAAGGAGGCATAAAATGCCAAAGAAATACAGAATTCTATCGGGTGAAGCCTTTGAGGTAGAGGCACGCAGCGAGGATGAGGCTCTTGCGAAGTTCCACGTGGCTAATGGTCACACAGACGAGGATGAATACGAGGGAAAAGGGTATGACTTCACGGACTTAGACGCAGATGTTGAGTTCATAGAGGTAGATACCATTGCGGAAGCCCTAGACGACTAAATAAACTTGGCGGGATCTCCTTCCCACCCGCCAACAAGCAGGGCTTCTTCCCCTTTCTGTGCCCTGCTGAAAGCCCCGAGTCATCATCCGCTCGGGGCTTTCCCCATTTTTGGCGACAATCTTAGCAAACTTGTTGGGTTGGTAGCCTTTAGCCTAAGCCGGCCGGACGGACGGATTTCCCGAATAGCTATATAGGCTAAAGGCTACCAACCCAACAAGCCTATTAGGAGATTATAACGATTGCGTAACGAAGAGAGAGCCGGCCTTGACTGTTTGCTTGGTTTCTGCTAAGGAAGCATAGAGAGAGGAGAGTATAACGATCTGGTAACGCCTATTGTGCTAGAGAGAGAACTATGCTAAGCCCCGTTTAGGCTACTGCCTAATAAGCCCATTAAGCACGCAGGGATACGCCCAGATGTGAGAGGCATGCTCGCTGGAAGTAGTTACTATCAGGCTTGTTCCGCTACAACCAATAGAACTCTCTCTAATAGGATTACTCTCTATGAGGTGTAGAGGTCGAATCAGTCAAGCCCCGATTTTTTGCGGGTAATCCGCTACGCATGCGACCCTATTTTTTGATAACGGATTGGTAACAAATAGGGAAATGCTATTTAGTCTGGTCAGGCATGGGGTATAGAATTGAGGGGTAGCCAACGGACAAGCCCGAGGCACATCTCACAGAAAGCAATACACATGTCTATCTCTCTATTCGTAGAAAGCGTTACCGATTCAGGTAAAGCCCAAACACTTCTCGTTCCAAGCGAGAGTGATGTTCTGATGTTCCACCGCCTATCCAACGGACAGCGTGGTCGTGGTCAAGCATGGCAACTCGTATCTGATGTTGATACCCTGCCTGACTATCCTGTTACCAGTCAGCCAAACGGCGTTCTTATCACCGAGCGTGATGTCGCCAACGCCTCAATCGGCAACATTACCAACCTGTCGGTCAAGGCTCTTACCAACCCTGCTATCCCTGCCGACTTCGACCTACCGCACTACGCCTTGGTCGCTCGCTTGCGTGAGCAGTTGTTCGCTGGTGATTCAGACCTCAACCGCTATGTTCGTGACGGCAGACGCTCTAACCCTGTAATCCTCAAGCCGATTAAGACCCTTGAGCCAGCGTTCTACCCTGCCACCGCACCAGCAGTAGAGAACCAATCGATCACCGATAACAAGGTTGTTCCGCTACCAGTAACCCCAACCTCGGCTCTAATGCCGACCGAACTCGCATGCGTGCCTGACCGCAAGTGGGCAGACACCTACCTCAACCGCAAGATTGACGGCAAGAAAACCGACTTCGACATTCTTGATGTCGCCATGAGCCAGAACCAGAATGTTCTGATTCGTGGTCACGCTGGCTCGGGTAAGACCATGTGTGTTCTCGCATGGGCAAGCAGTCGTGGCTACCGCTACTACAACATCTCGGCGAATGTCGGGCTTGAGCCGAGCCACCTGTTCGGTGCTTGGACACCGACCGAAACCGCTGGTGTGTTCCGCTGGCAAGACGGACCTGTAACAGACTTGGTAAGACATGGTGGCGTGCTCTTGCTCAACGAAATCGACTTCATGCCAGAGCGTATCACAACAGTCTTGTTTGGCTTGCTAGACGACCGCCGAGAAATCCAGTTGCTAGAGAATGGTGGCGAGGTAATCAAGGCTCACCCTGACCTAGTTGTAATCGGCGACCACAACCCGAACTACCGAGGTGCTCGCCCTATGAACCAAGCGTGGAAAGACCGATTCGCTCACAAGTTAGAATTCGACTACGACAAGACAATCGAACGCAAACTTATTAAGAACTCGGCGTTGCTTGAGGTCGCCGACAAGTTGCGTGCGAGTGCCGACAAGGGCGAAATCGACACGCCTATCTCAACCCGAGGGCTCATGTCGTTCGTCAAGAATGTTGAGAATGTAAGTCTTGACTACGCTATTAAGTCCTACATCAACGGATTCTTAGATGACGAGCGTGAGGCAGTCAAGTTGGTCATGGACACCGCCAAGCATGGTATCGGTCAGGGATTCGGTATCGAAGTCGAAACCACTATTTTCCAAGCAGACGAATCAGAAGTAGAGGCATAATCAAATGGCTAAACACAACAGAGTTACCGAGTGGAACTACGACTACCACGCCACATGGAACAAGTGGCTTGCCGACAACCAGATTGAGCAGAGCGAGTGGGATACCTCGTCAGCAACGATCGATAGGCTTGTTAAGGAAACTGGTCGCCCCAGAGATGAAGTCCAGTCCGAGCGTTATCAGGCTTACTACGCCATGCGTGAGCGATTCAGCGAGGACATGAATGTCGTCAAGGCTGATAAGGAACAGGTGCTACTGATTCGTAACAACGAACTAGATAGTGCGTGCTCGGTGTATCAGCGAGCCGACCGAATCCTAACAGGCTTACCAGTAGTCGTTTACCTGAATGACGAGGTTGAGGGGCAAGAGCAAGCCCCAGCGTGGAATGACGGCAAAAACATTACCTTTAATGCCAAGGCTATTAAGACCATTGACGAATCGACTATCGAATCGCTACATGGGCTCAACTACCACGAAATCGCTCACCTGCTATTCACGCCGAGAGTGGGAACGGCATTGGGCAAGTGGGTAGCAGAACGCAAGACTGTTACGAACGAGCATACCTACGACCTGCCTGACGGAACTACGACCACGCAGACTTGGGAAACTAAGGACATGCCAGACCAGAAACGCCAGCAAGCGTTTAACATTCTTGAGGACTGTCGTGCCGAGTATTACCTGACCCTCAAGTATCCGAGCGTGCGACCATTCTTGGTAAGCCTGATTGGTCAGTATCTCATTGAGCACCCTGAACAGATGAACGAGAACTTCACCCTGCTCGCTGGTCGCCGATACTTCTCGCTCAACGCTCGGCGTATGTCGGGTGCTCTCTACGAAAAGCAGTATGGGCGTGAGCAAGCCGAACTCGTTTACAACATCACGAACGAGTATCGCACGCTGGTATTCCCTCGGGATTACTCTCGGGCTCAAGAACTCATTGAGAAATTTATGACCATTCTGCCAGACAGCGTGAACAGCCCGAATGGGTGCGGTCACAGACCAGTCATGCGTAACGGCAAGCCCCTAAGCGAAAAGGAGCAGGACACCCTGCTGGGCAACGATCCCGATAACAAGGCTGGTAAGAACGACAAGACTAACGACAGCGATTCGGTGCTCGGCTGGTCGAACGAGGGCGACAGCAATACAGGTATTATCAATCCTGATACAAAGGATTTTAATACCGAAACAAATAAAGAACTAGCCGACACCCTTGAGCAAGCGGTTCAGCGTGCGAAAGCCGACCCTGCCCTACGCAAGAAAGTCCAAGACACAGGCAAGGCGATTCTGAAAGACGGCTCTACCAAGTCGATTCTCGGCAAGTCTGCTCGGTCGAAAGAAACGCCTACGCAGACCGAGATTACGGCAAGCCGTCTGTTCGGTCAGGAACTAGAGCGTATCAGGATTGATAGCGACCCTGCTTGGAATCTCGAAAAGCCGACTGGCAAACTGAATGTTCGCCGAGCCATGAACGCTGATGTTAATGAGATTGGTAAGTTGTTCGACCGCTGGGAACTTGGGAATGACGACTACGACATTGAGGCGAGTATCCTGATTGACCGCTCGGGCTCTATGTATAGCGAAATAGGCTCGGCATGTCGCTCGGCTTGGGTAATCAAGCGTGGCATTGAGCGTATCAACGGCAAGGTGTCGGTTATGACCTTTAGCACAGTCAGTCGCATGCTCTACGAGCGTGACGACAGGGCTCTCGCTGGCGAGGTGAACATTGTAGAGGCTAACGGCGGAACTGACCCTTACTACGCCTTGGTCGAAACGGCTCGCATTATGAGCCAGTCGCAAGCCAAGACTAAGTTGGTATTCCTGCTGACTGACGGCGGATTCGACAAGGGCAACGACCTAGTGATTGAGCAACTCAAGAACTCGGGTGTCTATGTGTCGGTCGTATTCCTTGGTAGCGAGCGTTGGATTGAGCAACTTCTCGCAGACGAGGAACAGCAAAACGCCTACGCTCATGGTGCTCACGACTTCCGAGCCATTACACAACCTATCGATCTTGTTAAGGTCGCTAAAGATGTGGTGCGTGCCCAGATTAAAGGCGTGGTGCGGTCGTGAGCCGATTCGTATTCCGAGCCGTCAAGTGTGTCGAACTAGAGGTAGGTGAGGTTGAGGCTGACGACCTCAACCAAGCCTCACGCATGCTTGACCAGCGATTCGCTGACCAGCCCAACAACGCTGACGAATGGGTCAGCATAGATGTAATCGAAATCGAAACAGAACAGGATAGTTAAATGACCATTGACGAAATCAAAGCCGAACTAGAGCAACGCCTTATCGACCACAGCGAGGCTATGGAACGAGCCGAGGCTGACGGCGACAACGACTACGACTACTACGAGGGGCTCACAGACGCATACGCGATAGTCGTTACCATGCTAAACAAGATAGACGAGGAGTAATCAAATGCCTAACTACACCTACATTGTAAAAGTATCACGCACCCTGATTGTCGAGTTTTCCGCTGAGCCCATGAGCCCCAGAGAAGTTATCAAGGCTAGTATCGATAAATACTTCGACAGCGAGTTTGCCGAGAGCGACCTTGATGTCGAAATCCTAGAGGAAGTAGAAAAGTAAATGTCTAAAGAACTAAAGGCTATGGAGTCGCTCGTATTCACCCGAGAGGACATACAGCGAGCATTACCGAGCGTTGCCCTGACTGACGACCTATGGGAACGCCTCGTAGACGAGATTGACGGCAGAACCGCCAACTTCCTAGACGAGATTCTCGGGCAATACCTAGAGGAGATAGAGAACGGAGAGTGGGATTAAATGCCTAAGTATCTTGTTAATGTCTACGAAACGCTACAACACACAGTAGAGGTTGAGGCTGACGACCGAGAGAGTGCGATTGAGAAAGCCTATGATGTCGTGATGAACGAAACGGCTGACCATTCCTACGACACCGAGAGTTGTGGCACGACCGAGGCGACCGCCTTTGAGATTGGCGGTGAGTGAGATTCAGACATTCCTGCCCTACGCTGACTACGACAAGTCAGCCGAATCGCTAGACAATAAAAGGCTTGGCAAGCAGAGAGTAGAAACCTACCAGATTCTAAGAGTGCTGGCTGGGATTACTAACGGCTGGCAGAGCCACCCTGCGGTTAAGATGTGGAGAGGTCACGAACTCGCGTTAATCGACTACGGACAAGCCGTTTGTAGAGAGTGGATTAAAAGAGGTTATAAGGACACTTGCCTAATTAAAATCGGCGAAATGAGAGAGAGTTTCGACGCATGCTCAGCCCTGCCGCCAGACTGGATCGCCGACGAGAGAGTCCATTTGTCGCACCAGAGCAATCTTATTAGGAAACTACCCGAGCATTATGAGAGCCTATTTGCTGGAGTGCCTGACGACATGGAATACTACTGGCCTGTTTAATAAACTTATTCTGTAAGTAGAGAGATAGAAAAGGCAGAGAGCCCCTAGCAGTTTTGCTAGGGGCTCTTTTGCGTCTTGTTAGGTTGGGCTTACTTTTGGTTCTCGGTGATTAGTTTAATCTCGCAAGCGTCAGTCGTACAATAAGCCTCGCCGATAGCGTCACTACCCAAGCCAGCGTAGATACCAGCGAAGTCGATAGGGAACAGTTCCTTAGCGTATTCCTCGTATTCCTCGCCAGTTATTTGCGTGTATGGCATTTGAGGATACACATGGTTACCCATAGGCAAGAAAGATACAGTCTTGAGCTGGCCGTCGAACATGTGTAGCACAGTTCCAACAGAGTCTTTTTCTGTATTTGAATCGAACGAAACTGTAACAGAAACAGAGTTATCTGACCAGTAACGCTGAGCCGTCGCTGCGAGAGAAGCCTTCTCGAAGATAGAAACATCTTTCTCAGAGCGTTTTGCGAGAGATTTAATAGGGAAAAAGACCACAGATGTAGTATTTGGAGATTCACTCGCAGGTTCTACGCGGTAGTTAGCCATTTTAAAGAGAGGCAACATAGCGTCATCATTAGCAAAGCGGATGGCACGCAGGAAGAATTCTCCGCCCGGTGTCCAGTGCACGCCAGGGCTCTCTCCAGAGAGAATCGACACAGTTCCCGATGGTTTAATTGTGGTTGTCTTAATAGATTCACGAATACCTAGCCACTCGGAATAGGTTTTATCGTAATTGATTACAGTAGCGTAGCCAGAATCCATCCAGTCACGCAGTACAGGAAGCCCGTTTAGATCGGCAAAGTTCGCAACGCCAGACATCGAAGTACCAATACGGCGGTTTCGTTGCATAATAGCATTTGTTTCCTCCCAATGCGTAGGCAGTAGAGTTACTGTCTTAGCGTAGAGATAAGCAAACTTAAGGGTTCGTTTGTAGTCCTCTAGAGAATCGTGGCGGTTCAGGTAGGTTTCTACGAGAGTGCACATTTCGAATGACTCAAGCGATTGCTCGGCACATGGGTTATAGCCCGCAGCACGCCAGTCTTTATTGTTAGGTTGGTCGGCTAGACGACCATACTTGCGTGTGGTGTCCATCCAGATAACCCCAGGCTCACCATTTAGAGCGATACCCTCTACGATTGGGTCAAAGTCAGTTCCGACAGATACCTCTACCGAGTTGTTAGACATCCAAGCCCAGCCTGGGTTCTCTGGGTCGTACGAGTTACGCTCTGGGAACACAGCAGGGTTCTTGAGATTCAAGAAGTCTTTGTCGTCAATTCGACCAAGCAAGAGTTCAGCCGAACGGCGAACATTACCCGATACCACGCAGACACCAATCATGTTACCGATGTCGGCGATGTCTTTACGAGTGAGAGATTCTCCAGCACGCTTACAAAACAGGTTTCTAATAAGAGTATGCAATTTAAATAGCGGTTCGTGACCCGCTGCTGTGCCGCCAAAGGTCGAGATAGGAGCTCCGAAGGGGCGAATCTGGTCGTAGTTGAACTCCCAAATTGGTTGTTCGGGCTTTAAAAAGGAATTGATTAGAGCCGAAGTAGATTCAGCCCAGCCTTCACGCGTGTCTGGGATCACGTATTCCTGGAAGCCCTGTGGTTCGTAGATAGTAAAACCTTTATCTGCGCCCTTGTCGTCAAAGCCAACGCCTACACCCAGCATCGACGCTTCCATAAGGAACGCAAATGGCTTGGCAGGGTTGTTCTTATTCATTTCATTAGTAGAAACAAATGCACAGTTCTGCAAAGCGGCGCTATTCTTTTGCTCATTTACAAGCGGAGTACCCATCACCCAGAGCCCGCGGCCAGGGGGAGTCCACTTCAGGTTAAACAGGCGGTCAAATGCTTCTTTAGCAGAGGCTTGAGCCTTAGCGTCATTCCAAGGGAGTCGAGCGTTCTTACAGTGGTCTTTTTGTAGCGAATACATGCCGTTGATAACACGCTCGCATACTTCTACCCAAGTTTCTTTAGTTCCGTCTTCTTTTTTACGGGAGTAGGTTCTCATAAAGGTAATCTCGCCCACCGAGTTTCCCGCAGCATCCGCGTATCCCCACGGTACTTTTTTACCTCGGTATCCGTCTACAAAGTCGGTGGTTAATTTAAATGATAATGGCATTAATAGCACATCCTATTCTTTTTTGGGGTTTTTGGCGGGGGTAGAAGATTTAGTATACCGGCTGAGCTGCGGCTCAGCGGCCTGTTCTGGAGGATAAATTTGCGACTATGCCGTTTCATATAAAAAACAGCACTCGTAGTAACTACGAGTCGTCTGGTTCTATGCGTTTAAACATTTGTTTTTGCTGTTCTTCGGACACTCCGCCGTTAGGAAGTTCGTTAAGGTTTTGGGCCCTTTCTCCGAACAAAGCAGACAGCACACCAGACGAGCCAGAGCGTTCGACAGTCATCCTAATCATTTCTTTAGAATCGTCTAGTTCCTTAATTGTCTTGAGCATTTTAAAGAAACGGTCCATCTCTTGACCCACGTTAGGATCGGGATATCCGCCGTTTAAGTCCTCTGTAAACTTAGCGAATGCCACCCGTTGCCCTTGCATTTCAAGGAAAGCGTTAATAAACGCCTTGTATTGTTCCTTGGTCTTTAGTTCGACAGGTAGATTAAACGCACAGGCGTTGTCGGGTTTGAACGCAGGACAGTTATCCTTAACAAAGCAAGTGTTGCACACTCGTAGGCTAGTGCTGTTTGACTTAATAATCGGCACATCACGCAGAACATCAACGCCGTTCTCGTCGGTTTCAATTGACCTAGTTAGTTCGACACCTAAGACTGGAAGTGTGCGAATTTCGTCAGGGTTTCGTGCCTGAAGTTTCCGCATGTTAGTACCACTCGTAGCAACATCAGAGGGGGGTGTTTCCGCATTTTCGGGGGGTAATGATTGCTCACTCATAGTTACTACGTCCGTTCGGTTATTCCATGCTTCTAACTGCTGATACGACCAGATAGCAAGTTTAGTTATCTCGGTAGCGTCATCAGCCAGAATCTTATCAAAGTCTAAGTTTGCTTGCTCGTAAACAGCCTTATACCGCGAGCGCGCTTGCTCTTTCATGCGTTTAGGGTAGCGAGTAAGGGTGTTTGCGTGCCACACGATAGTTTCGCCCCTCATCATAGGCGACAGCCAAGCAAGGGTAGACATGGTTTCAAATGGCGTATTACGCATTAAATCGGGTTTAGCGACCCCGAGAGCGTGGAATTTAGTTCCGTGCCTGTCCGCGAAGCGACGGATCTGGCTGATAAGTTCAGGCCGCGCCTCTAAGGTAGCACCCGGTATACAAACATTTAAGTAGCGGGTAGCAAGGCTTTCTAAATCGCCATCTACATACACCGCCGCAAACTTTTCCTCTGGAACTTCCGACCAGCAGCTCATCCGCTGCGCATCTACGAACCCTTCAGGTAGGTCTGGGCGCTGAATTTCGCTAAATAATGCTATTCTGTGCAGATTATCCGCAATAAATGACTCGTATTCGACACAAAAGTCCTCCAGTTCCTGCGCGCTGAGCTTGCTGGCCGCCGGGATGCCTGGGTATACATGTATCTCAACTCCGTCTAGAAAATAGTTTTCTAGCAGGTATTTTTTATTTTTAGGTAGCCCTCGGCGAATCAAACCCCAAACACTTACTGCAACATGGGTGGCCGACATATTCTCTAAGATGAGGCGATTGCTAGGCACATCTGCGCCCAGATAAACAATGTTCATTAGTTATCGATTCGTTTGTCGTCTAATAGCATTTCTACTTGGTGGTCTAGTTCACCGACCAAGTCGCCCCAACTCTTGCGCCCGCTTCTACCATCAGGTCTAAACTTAGCACTTAAATAAATAGGGTGCAGGAATAGTAGTGTTTTAATACCTTTTTCTAGCAAAGTTTTGGCTAGTTCTACGTCGGCCGTGATAACCAGGTGCACTGGGCCCGTAGACTGCTGGTGCTGTACCTTTAAAAAATCTTTATTTTCGTATTCTCCGACGGTTTTATTAGATATAAACCCATCTATGTCGTTCATACGGTGCTCTTTGCACCAGCGCGCCGCTTCCTCCTGGTCATCACACGCAACCATGACAATGCCATTGACATTGACAGACTTGTATAACATGATGCCTTCAAAGATCGGCACACGGTGTTCTGAGCGAAGTACGCCGTCCATAAATACGACAATTGCCACGATATAGTCCTTCTAATTAATTTTTACGCAGTGCGGCACGACGTATGAGCGTGTTAGCATCCGGTAGCTCAACACCATACGTCTTAGATAGCATTTCTTGGTCTTGCTCTTCCATTTCCTTTTTAAGGCTGCGAAGTGACTGAACAACGCCTGTTCTTTTACCTGATTGCCAGCGGTAATTATAGAAGTCGCCATAGCCCTCACCACTAGAACTGAACGCGTTGGCTCTTTCTGAGTGGATTCCCTCGTATAAAGTTACGCCTTGAGCCTGTGCTACCCGCATTTCTGAGCGTGCGTTGGCTTTTAGTGCGTCATTTGTGGCTTGTTCGTAGCGATTCTTAGCAGTTGTGTACCTAGTTAGGATGTCGATTGCATCCATGCGGTCACGCTCAACGGCTTTTTCCCACTCAGGCACTACTTCCTGACCAAATGGGCTTGGTGTAACAACCCAGTCGTCATTTGTCAAGGAGTACGCTGCATACGGCTTGATGTCGATAATATTTGAACTGACATTGACATAGAAAGTAAGCTCAAATGTACCCATAAATAGCTCAGTCTTTGACTGTAGGCTGTCTCTGAACCCCTCATTTATGGTTTCAGCAATTTCTTTATCGCTTAGTCCTCGGTATTGTGTATTTGATTCTCTGAACCGAGGGAAGTTAACACCCACCAAGCAGTCAAGGTCACCAGGCTCGCGCTGAGCGGCCCACTGATACGACACACCAGATCCGGCCAACCATGCCTCAGACCAGCCTTCAGCGCCCGTATAGAGGCTATTTAAGTGGTTTAATAGCAATTGTAGGATAGCGGATCTAATAGATGAATCTAACCTTCCGCTTTTGAACAGGCGCGGGTCTAATCCGGCCGACGGGCGGCTGAAATAGGAAGTTTCTGCTGGTTCTAACATTTAATCCTCGTCGTCTTCTAAAAAAATTCGTGGCCTGATTGGCTCACGTCGGGTAACTTTGGGCCCATCTCCGTTTAGCGGAGTTACAAACCCACACCCGGTGTGTGATTCTGCGAATCGATTGCCCATAAGCATTATGTAAGTGTCTTCAAGCCCATCAACCTGCAGTGCAGCGCCGCATGCGCATGACATTTCAACAAACATCGTGGACTCCTTATTCGGTGGAAGTTCTCCTAGATACAGCATCTCTCATTGAGGCACTGATCCGCTGGCTATCCGTCATCGAATTTTGCTCAAGCGCTTCTAGAACCAAAGTAGCCATGTCCTGCTGGTCAATGATTCTGGCAATCTCTAGGCACCCGATTCGAACATCTGACCGGCTTGGGCTCTCTGAAATGGCAAAGGGTGTGGCCAGGTCGCTGGTCACGCGCCAGTTACCGTCGGCCGACTTCATAAGGATAAAGGCGGTTTCGAAAGTTTCTACTGCCTCTTCGGGGGTGTTTTCGTGTTCCATTAGTCGTTGTACGCTCCTGTTGCTTCGTTGTGTTTTTTCATATTAAAGGATTTAACTGGGCAGAAGTCGCATAGATAAATCTTAGGGCCGCGTGCTTCTACCGGTAGGCCCGCAGCGCGGCGCTCTTGTTCGGTCTTTGGGGATAGCCACTTCTTCTCAGTCTTGTAGTCATAGCACTGACCAGCAGGACGATTGTGGAGGCTGAAACAGGTCATAGCGTCTTCGCTAAACTGACTCTTTGTTTCATAGAACTTAGTTCCAAACGAATCAAGGCCCGAACCAATCTTGCCGTGAATCTGCTCGATTACGGCTTCTTTCATCTTTGGGGCCATCCAAATACCCTTTGGCACGTTCCATAGAACTCCGTAGTGGGTGTCGCTGTGACGCTCTGCTGCTATGGTTAGCAGGGTATCGCCTGGGTCTTCGTCTGCACCTGGTAGCTCTTCGATGGTGCTGCAGGTACGGCAAACGAGTAAGCGGAAATGCGGTTCTTGTTCAGCAAGGTTGCTCATATAATGCTCCTAGTAAATAGGTGTTTAGCCTATCATAATTGTTTTAATTGTAATGTTAGCCGCGGCTACGGCGTGATCCACTGACGCTGCCGGCTACGTTCTCAGGGCGGTCACGGTACTCTGCACCGGCCTTGTCGCCCTTGTTGTAGCAGTCATTACATACCACGTCGCCGTTAGGCTGGTCGTTAATGTCTCCAGCAAGTTTAACGCTTTTATCACAATTAGGGGTTTGGCACGCTAGTTGGGTGATGCTTGAGGTGTGAGGGACAATTCCCGACTGCATGGAACGACCAATTTGTCTGCGCAATTTTTCTTTGTCTGCGCCAGCCGGGGCCGACTCAAAACGCTTCTGGGCTTGCTCAAGGTGGCCTACTTGACGGCCTTGTAGTTCGCGCATCTGTACCATGTCAGCGGCTTCTGTAACGCGTTTTGGTTTTGATGCAGCGGTGTCTGCCATGGTCTTTGCTACGGCTTCGCGTGTTGTAACGCGTGTCCAGCCAGCGGCTTTCATGTCGGCTTTAGCAGCGGCAGCGGCACTCATTTGCTTAGCTGGCTGTAGGTCCAACCCCAGATTAGGATCGACAGTCATTTCAGCGCGCTTTTTACCGGCCTTAATTACTTTTTCAGCGGCGGTCTTAGTCTGGGTTTCAACACGAAGCGGGCTCTTACGACGGTTGTCTTTAGTTCCGTCCGCTTTAGCCTTGTTAACTTCTACGCGGCTTAATTCTTGTCTACCTGGCTGTGGCATGATTACTTTCCTTTATTTGGTGCTTATTCAGTTTACTTCTCACGTGCCGCTTTTTCTGCGGCAAGTTTCTTTTTCATGTAGTTAACATATCTTTTGCTTGGTTTAGGGGCTCGCATTGCTGTTATTTCGTCTGAGTGTTCCTGAATAAATTGTCTAGCCGATGCAGAAGCCTCGGCGTTTCTTGTTCTATCTGCCCTAATTTTAGAAATTTCAGCCTTAGTATCAACTTCTTTTCCGGCCTCAGTAGACTTGGTTCCCTTGTAGTTGCCTGTAACAGAATCAACTTTTAGGTCTGCTAAAGTTGTTGGCTCTGGTTTCTCAAACCTCATTGTAATTGGATCAGGTTGTGCCCGTTTGTCCTTGCTATTAGGGTCTAGCTGAGGTTCTTGGGGCTCCACAATTACTTTCCTGGGTTGCGCTTGTCTGGTGCTTCGCTGTTTACAAAACCGTAGTTCCAGTACGGGTGTAGGCCCGAGCGATCTTGCTTAACTAGCTGGTCGCCCATTCCTGGTGCGACAGTAGTGTTAGGGCGTGCCTTGCGGTACTTACCGTCAGTTGCGCCTTCTAGTAGGCTTGCGTTCTCCGAACGCGACTTGTTTACTGCCATGATTATTTGTCCTTTTTCCCTTTCGGGCTCTTTGAAACGGGAACCTCGACGATAGGTTCTTTTTCCCCGCGCTCTACGGCACCAGAAACGTGGTAACGCAGGGCGTCAAGTGGGTGATTAAACGTACGCTTTGGGTCTTTAGCGCGGTCTGGGGCTGCCATAATTCTCCTTATGCCATCTTGTTGGCGACTCGTCGGGCTGCTTTTTCGCGCGAGCACGATGGGCAAATGTCCGAATTTAATACTTGAACTGGGTTCATGATGATTCCGCAGCCGTTACAGTTGGCTGACCCGTTGTAAATCGTCTTGTCCAGGCCGGCTGGGTATGGTGTAGGGTACGGCGTACCGTCGCCTGTTGGATCTACGTAATTTAACTGGACCATTTAAATATTTTACACCTGACCCAGCGTGTTGCGGCTAGTAGACTGCAACGGGTTTGGGATCTGCGAGTAATCCGTGCGCTCGTTAGAACGACCAGTTACCTTTACAATGTCGTCAATGCTGTACTCAAACGGGGTATAGCCATAACGATCCGGGAATAGCTCCACCTGTGGCAGCGGTGGTCGTACGTATTGCTGTATTTCTGCTGCGGTCATATTACCAATCTCCATTGATTGTGACAATAAACGCTCTTGGTTAGACGCAAAAGGACCGATGTATGCCTGGGGCGGGTATGCAGCTTGAGCTGGGACGCCTACTGGCTTGTCCCAGGCACGCATTCCATACTTACCGTTTGGGGTATTAGGCATTAATAAGTTCCGCCCGTTTTAAACTCTGATGAACGGCTAATTGCCGAGTTTTGTTCCGATGCTGTGTACTGTTCCGCATCTGAGGGCGGGGCTTTTGATTCCTTATCGTCTCCGCCGCCAAGCGCGCTGGAAAACATAGCGACGCGTGACGCAGTACCGATTGCAGATGCGGCTCCGCCACCTGCAGCTGCTCCGCCCGCGGCTGCTCCTCCTCCTGCGGCTGCGCCACGGAGTCCTACTGCTGCTGCACCTCGTGCTAGCAATCCTACTAATGCTGGGACTATTTACCTCCAGTTTGGTTTCATGTTGGCGAGCTGTGACTGACGAACTTTGTTCATCTCAAACGGCTCATTTGAACGCATGTTTGCCTTGCCGTCATTCACTAGGTGTGGGGCAGGGGCAAGCGCAAACACTGGTGCAAATCTTGGGGTTGGCACGCCCTTGCGTGCAGCTGACATTTGTCTGCGGATTCCGCGGTCAGCACTTAGTTCTGTTGGTAGGTAGTAATCGTTCTGATCAATTCGCTCACCACGGTGAACACCGCGCTGGTAACCACGCTGGGTTTGGCGAACCTTTAGGCCCTGCAATACCTGTTCAGATACGCTGTTAGGGCGACCACGGTCGTCACGGCGTGAACGAATTGTACCTAGATAACCGTTTGGGTACTCTGCGCTAGGCTCGCGGCCAACACCCATGCGCATGAAGTCCATCTCAGAACGCGCAACTGGAGTACCGCCACCACCGTAGTTAGTGTAGGTACCGTAAAGGCCACCTGCACCTAGGCTCTGGGTATTCTGATTTGGATTGGACATAAGTCCAGTGTAGTTAGTTATTTAAGATTATTTGCGGTAAACTCGCGTCCCATAAATACTGCCCAATCGTCAAGGATTGGGACTGACAGAAGGGTAAATTCGCCTGTGTCTTTATACCACGCGAAGCCGACGCCCTGCTGCCAGTTCTCCCAATACTTGACTGGTTTCTCATTAGGGGTGATGCCACCCTTTACACTTGGAACTGACCCATCTACTCTACACAGGCAACCAGGGCTGAACGCGGCGTTTCTAGCGGGGCCTGTGCTTGTATGATTCGTGTGGTATAGCATCTCAATACGGTGGATGTGCCCGTAAATTACGGATACGTGGTGGTTAGAATTGATGTACTTCATGGCTGTGCTACCTGCGGAATTAACGCGGTCGCCGTGGATGCAACGTAGGTTCTCGTTCAGCCAGAACTCGCCGGCCGGGTAACCACTGGCGTAGTCTACTTTTAATTCGTCCATGCGCAGTAGGTGCGGTAGGCTGTTAACCGGCCAATCACTTGAAGTAGTACCGGCCTGACGCATGTTTGCTACGGCCGGGGCGTTCTCTGACAAGTATTTATAAATACGGCAATCGTGGTTTCCCTCCAAAAATACGATTTGAGCATCCGGAGCGGTGGCTCGCTGGGCTGCTAGGTACTCGTACGCACGCTGGATTGCCAAGTTAGTCGAGTTCTGAAACGCGATCTCCTGGTGGTGGCGGCTCTGCGCCGGTAGGTCAAGGGTGTCGCCCAAGTTTACAATCGTGTCTACGCCAAACTCTTCGTTCGCGTACTTAACAATTTGTAGGGCGATATCAATTGCTGGCTCTGAGTGGAACTCAATTACCGAACCGTCTTCGTAAACGCGGTAACCAATCTGGGTGTCGGGTAGCAACGCTGCTAACTTCCAGCCGTTCTTACTTTTGCTAGGCTTGGTGGTAGATGGCTTGATTGTCATCTTCTCAGCCTGGCGAATTGGGAATGGTGCGTATGGATCTTCTTGCAGTAACGCCTTTAATTGGGCGGCTAAGCTATCGGACAAGTGCAGCTTCCTCTCATGTGCATTACAAACGACGTTCGTTTGAATGGTAGATCTGACTGGTACTTTTTAATTAGGTTTAGCGCCTCGGTTAGATTTAAATTGGGCCTGTGGCGCAACAGGCTAAACACCTCTTGAAATTCGGGCTCTTGGGTGACTACCCATACACCGACTACGCATCCTTGTAGTTCTGACCTTTTGACCAGGTCCTTTAGTTCGTCTAGTAGCACTATGGTCTCTCCTCATAGGGTGGCAAATGCCACTTAGTTATACTGTAACACGCATTATCGCGCTATGACACGATTATCCGGCAATAATTCTATCTTGTCAAGGCAACAAAAAACCCGCCATTTCTGGCGGGCTATTTGCTTAAAACTATTTAGTTATAGTTGGTCATTCCAGCTTCGAAGTTTGGCTTCGTGCGGTTAACTGCTGCAGTAAACAGGCGACCGTTGCCCTGTGTGGCACCGATCTGTGGGTCTACGTATGAAGGCATTTTGGTCTTGATGCCGTATGCGGCACCGCCAGTAGCCTTGACGTTGGCACGAGATGGTTTTGCCTGTACGTAAGGGTCAGTTCCACCCTTAGCGTTACCGGTCTTCTTCATCATCTTGCCTGTGGTTCCCTCAGCCGACGCGTTCTTAGCGTTAGCTGAGCTGGTTCCCATGGTAGGGAACTTGCTTTTTGGTTGGTCCATGATTACCTCTTTGGCCTAAAGGGTTAGTACTTCAACGATACAGCGTGTAAGCCCCGTTAGTCTTAGCTAACTGAATTTACTTTAAACACAATCGCGCTGATTGTGTCTCCGTTGCTTTCTACGGATGCGAAGCCTGGGATGCAAACTAGGCTAATTCCGCGAGGGGCTGTGTACCCGCTGGCAATGGCTATAGCCTTTACCGCCTGGTTTACTGCTCCCGCGCCTACAGCGCGTAGTTTACAGGTGCCATTCTCATAAATGGCGTGCGCAATAGCCGAGGCAACCGACTGTGGGTTACTTCCTGCTCCTACGCGTAGGAATTGCTCTTCTGGTGTTTCAGACATAATACCTCTATTTGTATACGGATCTCCCGATACTATTACTATAAAGGTAGTTAATACTTATTTACGCCTTAAATGGTGGGAATTCTTTTTCCCAGACTTCGTCCAGAACCATTAGCCCGATGATTGCGTAGTTAGCCATGTCGATAAAGCTGTCTCGGAGGCTCTCGTTTGCAGGGGCTACGTTGCTGTCGTACAGGTGGTTAATCCGGGCTAGCTTGTCGTGCATGCGGACTCGTAGCCCATTTAGTGGTCCGCCAGGGCTGTGGCTGATGTTCTTTGGCCCGTAATCTCGGTGCTTCTTAACTAGCAGTTCCTCGGCCTCTTTAAACCGTTCGGCGAGCGCGGCTTCAAAATCGGCATCAATTACTATTTGCTTTAGTCGTTCTGTTTCTAGCATTATTTTTTACCTCGTGGTTTCTTAGGGGTTGGGATTGTAGGGGTGGCTTCTGGAATCTCATTGCTGTGGCACGGGCACCCACAGGTGTGGTCGGTGAACTTGTGAGGGCAGGTGCTGTGGTAGTTGGTCATGCACCATCCTGAGTGGTTAGTCCCCATCCGGCGCGTCTCTTCCGATAATAATAAAGGCAATACCTACGGCGTCTAATATTAGATTAGTCAGGGTTAGCCCATTAATTACCATACCCCCTAGGCCAACGAACAGCACCCCGACACCAATGCACTTGATCATAAATCTAGTCATCGTAGTTGTAGTCCATATCGTGCAGGTCTAGCTGCATAGCGGAGCCGAGCAAAACAATTATTGTGACAACGGCTAGGAAAACAAGTACAAACAATACAGCGATAGCTATTAGTAGCATCTCAACCATCTTCTTATCTTTCTTTTTAGTCTGGTAAAGCGGGACTGTTTTGGTTCCTGGTACCCGTAGATCATGCTTCGCGGTACTTAGGGTCTTGAATGTTGTGGTAAATTTCGCGCTGGTGCGTAAGTGTTCCTTTACCTGACACTAGGTGTGCGAGGGAGTATGAGTCAGCGGCGTTGTCATCGTTAAACTCTACGCCCCAGTTCTTGTACACCTGGAGCAGTATCTGGTTCTTTTGTACACCGCTTCCCTTACCGGTGACATACTTTTTTAGTACTGTTGGGGGAATAATGTACGGGTATTTTCCGTTGTACTTATATAGTAGATCGTGCAGGGTTAGTTTTACAACTGCCCCCAGTTCTCCGGCCATGTTTGCCATCTGTGATCCGAAGGCGTAGCCTTCCATAGCTACCTTTACTTCGGAGGGTGTGGCGGCTACCGCTTCAATAATTGCCCACAGCTTTTCTTGGATATCCAGCAGTCGATCTACGCCAATGCCTTCGCCTTTAAATACTGTGGTGTGATATGCGTCTGAATCCATATCCATTAGGGTCACGCCAAAGCCCGAGTATGACTGGTCAATACCAATTGCTACGCGCTTTACTGTGGCGGGTAGTGGCTTGCCAAATACTTTTGGCCCCTTCTTAGCAGCCATTAGATGGTGAACTTCCTCGTTCTAGTCTTGAAGTTGTCGCCAGAAGTGCGGCGCGTCAGTTCTCGACTGCACACGGAACTGCTACGTTCACAGTTGTTTGCCATAGTCTCCAGCATCTTGCGGTAGGCGTACTTGTTCAGGTGGTCTTGCTTCAAGTTGCGGATCTTGTCGTCTGAGTCAACCATTGCCTTTAGCGCGGTCACTGTGGTCTTAGGGTTGTTCGCCTGTAGGCGAAGCATAGACATTGACTCTTCGTAGTCAACTTGGCGCTCTAGGTCCTTTTCGTCTACGATTGCGCACGACAGCTGGGTGTTAACAAAGTCGCTGTACGCGGAAAACCTAGTGTACAAAATCATTAAGTCTTCGTCGTTAATGTCTGTGATGTCGGCGGGCATGGATGGGCGGTCTAGCTCTACCTCACGGTCGACCAGTAGGCCCTGCTTGTCCATCTCGTCTAGCACGTACTTGCTGACGCTGTTGGTGATTAGTTCGGCTCTCATTCGTTAAACCCTTCGCATTGTTTGCACTTTAGCGCTCCACCGACATTGCAGTCAGGCGCTACATTCTTGGATAATGAGTCTACCACAAGTTGTGCGCCGTCAATGATCGGCTGAATTGCCCAATCGTCCTTGCGCACAAAAAACTCTTTTACTTCCTGCGTAGGCTTTGCCTCGTAGATAAGCACGGCTTCCTGTGGCACGTCTGTGCGACCAGATAGCTCTAGAATCTTCATGTACAACTGCACCTGGGCCACGTGTGACTCGAATGGCGACTTAAGTGCTCGCCATGTTTTATCAAAATCACCGTCATTAGCAAACCATGTGCTCTTGTCTAGCCACATAAATGTACCTGCGCCGACTGACTTAATCTCTAGCATCAGGTCATCGTCAAATCCCTTTAGCCAGCCGTCTGCGTGGCCTGTGACCATAAGTGGGGCGTGCTCTACCGGCACCTCTTTGTATCGCATAGAAAACTCGGTGCCGCAGGAATTGCAACCCTGTGGGCTGGTGCTCCACTCGCGAGTCTTGCACGACTTACACTCCCACACACCGTAAAGCTTGCCCATGTCTCGGAACCAGTTTTGCCACGTGTCGTGGATAGCGTGGCCCTGAGCAAAAATAAGCTCGCGCTTAAAGTTGCGGTCTTCTGCGGTTGGGTGATTTCCTTGTAGGTGGAAATAAGATGCACGATGGCACCAGTACTTACTCACCATGGCTGATGGGTGAAGCCCATCAAATGATCTGCTGTTGTCGATAGGCTGAGATAGAACGTGTCGCTCTACCTTACCGATCACTCGGCTAGTTGACTTCCCTGCGCTCACAAAGTTCTTTAGTGCGCCGGCTGGTATCTTTTTTAGTTTTTTATCTGGCATGTATTCCGTCCTTTAGTAAGAACGTAGCACATAATTTTACGGTTGTCTACTCGTCTTTTTTGCCAACTCTTCTAAGGTAGTTCCCTGCCTAATAGCCTTGCGTTTTAAGGCAGCGCGCTCGCGGTGGCTCATGCCGCCCCAGATGCCGTGGACTTCGTCTCGCTCATCTGCGCTCAATAGACACTGCATACGAACAGGGCATTCGCCCTTGCCGTCTTTACCAAAGCAAATGGACTTAGCTTTATCAGCGATAGGTTTGTACAAGTTCTTATCGCGAGGGGGAAACCAGATGTCTGGATCGTACTTAGATACCGGGGGCTTAGTACCTGGGACAGTCTCGGCGCATTTAGCGTCATCCATCCATGGAAAGTACTGGAATTGAAAGTCGTCGTCAGACAAGTGGCTCCAAAAATAGTCGGGCCTACTTCTCTCCGGTGTGCTCCTCTAAACAGTCTATCAAATATTCGCGAATAGTCAAGAAGTCATTTTCGTCCATGACCACGTAGTTTACGTTGTTTAGGCTAATCCCCAGGACTGGCGTACGGCTGTCAAGAAGGGCCTCGGTAGTGATCTTCTCTAAGACGTCAGACTTAAGGGTAAACGACTTCTTACCCGTCCACTTATGCTCAATCAACAGGTCCTGAGAGCGGACGTCGCCTTTGCGAAACCAAAACGCGCCGGAGGCAACATTACGCTGACCTCCGACTGCCTTAGCTAGTCTTTTCTCGTGCTTAAGGGATTGTTTTTGCCCCTCTGACTTAGCCAATATTTAACTCTTTCTTTACAAATAGCCAGAGGTCTTCTGCATCAGTTTCTGGTACATAATTGCGGTTTGTGATTCGGTCTGGCTTTGGTTTGCTTAATTGGCTTCTGTACAATGCCATGTAGCATCTTTTACACATCCCTTTAGAATAAAAAGGCCTATCGCAAGTGTTGCATACAGCTTGTACGTTCCTCTTTGCCCGTTGCATTATGCCAGCTTAAGTGTACCCATAACGTCGGTAGTTAACTGCTCCTGCAAATCTACCTCTTCGCGAATGGAATTAAGCAGCGCGTCTGCGCCCTGCCACTGTCGATCAGCGTACCGATAGTAAGCACCTGCACGAGTAACTAGCTTGTTAATGATGGCTAGGGATACAATCTCTTTAGCAAAGTCGTACTCGCCTTTGTCAATGCCCGAACCGTCGTCAAAGTAGAAGTCTACGAACGCTGACTGCCCCGGAGGGGATGACTTGTTCTTACGGGTTTGGAACTTAATAGTTTGGCCGACTTTTTTCTTGTCCTGGCCAGTACCGACCTCAATCCACTCATCGCGCTTTACGTCAATGCGTGTGAAGAAAAAGTAGTTCTTAGCTTCTCCGCCAGGGGTGGTGCGTGGGTCGCCGTACATTACGCCGATCTTCATACGGAACTGATTGATGATTAGACCGATAAATGGTCGGTCTTCGCCTAGCATGCTACGCTTACCAGCCTTCTCCATCTTACGGAAGAACTTGCCCATGAGCATAGCGCCACGACCGACAGTGAACTCGTCCATTTCTTTCTCGTCTTCCGCAGCAGGTACTAGAGCGGGTAGGGAGTCAATAACTACGCAGTCTACCTCTTTGGTTTCTACAAACTCTAGGACCGCACTCAAGGCAATCTCCATGACATTGCTAGTAAACACGTGGACACGACTGGCGTCTACGCCACACATCTCTGCGTACTCGGGCACCCATTCTTCTGCGGCGACCCAAATAGTAGTAAAGTCAGGGTTAAGTTTTTGATTGGCTGCAATAGTCTTTAGGGCTAGCGCAGTCTTACCGTTGCTTGCCTCGCCAATAATTTCATGCCACTGGTTCGTTGGCCAGCCTCCGCCCAAAATCATATCGAGTGATAGTGAGCCGGATGTAAACCGAGTCATAGGTACAATCTCAGAAGCTCTGACAATAGTGTTGTCGCCCAGTTTTTTATTTAACTTTGCCGCTAGGGCTTCTACTGCTTTAGACATTAGCCAATCCGATCAATGATAGTTCCGGGGTTGAAGTTATTGCTGGTGCTGATTTGTTTTGCAGCTTCGGTATTACCGTTAGATGGGATGTGCATTCCGGGCATGCCAGACCCTGACTGAGTAATTGGATATCCGCAGTCGTAGCAGCGTGCCTTAGCTTCAGGCATGCCAGGCATCTTGCCGTAGTTACCGCTAGAACAGTTTGGGCAGCGGTCGTACGACACAGCGCTAGCTGGAAGCCTGTGGCCCTCAGCAGTCGCCTGAGCGATTGGCGGCGGTGTCTGCGACGGATAGCTTGGGGGAGCTGCGTAGGGCTGTGCTGCCGGTCTCTGTGCAGGTGCTTGTTGATTTCCGAGCTTGTCAGCCCACCATGAGTTACTCATAGGATTCCTTCATCTATCTCTGTGTACGAGCCGTTAATTGTAACCAGCCCGAGTTCTAATGCGCTTGAAAAAGTAGTCACTAATCCAGCAAAAGTGATTTGCCTATAAAATGCTTGAATCGTTGCAGACTCGTTTTTAAGCTTTGCTTCAGTCATGTCGGGAGCATCTAATAGGTCAGCTTTTTGCATTTCAAATATGTATCGGGCGTTCATATTAGCGTACAAGTTTAGAAACGACAATAGAGGCTCTATCTGGTCAGAGCGAGCCTCAGACTCTTGTCTTTCTTTTTCGTCACCCTCTGGGCTTACTGGAGTAAGATCAAAAACTTTAGTGTGCTTGTTTGGCTCATCTACATTCATGTCGTACATGTACCAACGAAAAAGTGTAGTCAGTGGAATTTTATCCATGACGTATTCGACCCCTTGCTCTGAATCGTCGCCTTCGTCTGAAGGCCCTTTAGAGAACGGCCACATTACTTTGCCTCGCCCCATCTATCTACTACCTTTACGTCTGCAATCAACGGTACTTTTAGCACTTGGATGTCCTCCATCGCTTCGCGCAGCGCTTCTGCTGCTTGATCAGCGGTCTCTGCTGGAGTGGTGAGTACCAACTCATCGTGGACCGTAAGAATAATCTTAGTACCTTTTGGAATCATTTTGTGCGCACGGACCATGGCTATCTTGATGATGTCTGCAGCACTGCCCTGAATCTTGGTGTTGAACGCTTGGCGCTCTGCACCGGCCCTGAACCCGTTATCCCTAGACAGGATCTCTGGTAAATAACGGCGGCGTCCTGTGATGGTCTTGATGTGTGGGACAGGCTTACCTTGACGAGTTGCGCCTAGTACCTTTGCTCGGTATTTAGATATTGAGCTAAACTCATGCGCAAATCGGTCCAGTAGGTCCTTAGCCTCAGTCTTAGTACACCCGATGCTTGCGGCAATTTTGTCTGGGCCAACCCCATAAGCCATTGCCAGGACAAGCACCTTGCCAGCCTTGCGATCTACGCCCATAGTCTCACCCACGGTGGTGTAGATGTCTTTACCGTTTAGATAGTTGTCCATCATAATTGGGTCTTCTGAGAACGAGGCGATAACGCGAGGCTCAATCTGCGAGTAGTCGGCGACCACTAGCTTGTGACCTGGAGGGGCTACGAACAAGTTACGAATCGCTTTACCGTGAGGCGTGTGCGGAGCAGGGACGTTCTGTAGGTTAGGGTTTCGGCTAGAGAAGCGTCCGGTCTCAGCACCGATCTGAATAAAGTCACCGTGGAGTCGCCCATTAATCAGCATGGTCTCTTTGGTCTCAGTTCGGGTCTTTCCCGCTGTAGTTCTCTCGATGTCGCCGCCTAGGTATGGGATAACGTAGGTAGACAAAAGTTTGTTGTAATCTGCGTATTCCAGAAGTGCGGTTACCAACGGGTCTTTGTCACGATAGGGCTCCAGTGCCTCAGCTGACACAGAGTAGTCGGAGGATGATAGGTCTACGTTGTCTCGGTCTTTCTGGTTACCCTTTGGGGTAAGGACCTTAGCCTTTAGTCCGCGACCGCCGTCTTCTTTAGCCCCATACAGTAGGGCTTGCTTTTCTTGGTTAGAGTTAATGTTAAACTCACGCCCAGCAGCCCTGTAGATGTTGCCCTTGGCTTCTTCTACCTTTGCCTCTAGGTCTTCCTTGAGTTGCTTGAGAGACTCGATGTCAATCGTTGCGCCGGTAAGCTTCATGTCGCAAAGCACACCTAGCACATCCATCTCAAGTGACATAACTCGGTCAAGATCAGCAACCTGTAGCTTTGGCACTAAGGACTTCCATAGCAAGAACGTGTATTTAGAGTCTAGGTAAGCGTACTTGGCTACAGTGTCAAAGTCGTAGACCTCAACTTCCTTACCAACGCCCTTTTCCATTTCGTAACCAAACTCGCGCTTAAGACAGTCTGCAAGTCCGCACTTGTTCTTGTTTCTGTTGTCTACTACAAATGAGGCAACCATGGTGTCGAAGTAGGGTGCGGTAGGTATGCGACCGGCGTAGTACTTAGAGATAGACGTGACATCAAACACAAGGTTGTGACCAATAGTTAAAATCTGTTCGTTGAACATGAGAGGCTCTAGGGCCTTAAAGACTTCAGCTGGGTAAAGCTGTTGGGGGGCAGGACCAAAAACCTTAGTGGCTTTCTTGCTGTCTCGGCTGTAGTCGCTAGGGCGCAGTGGCAGCCCTTTTTGCTTTCTTATTTCACCCTGGCCGGTGAGCGGAAATACCTCTTCTACAAAATCACCATTAGGGTGACCCATAGGGATAACATCGCATCGGCCATGTGTGGCTAGTGTGATCCATAAGACCTCGTTCACCGGGGTCATGCCTCGGCGTGGTCCTACGGTCTCTACGTCAAACGCAAACGCGTCTTGAGTTAGGTAGTGGTCTACCATCTCGGATAGTTGTTCAGCAGTGGTGATGATATTCATTTTGGCATCCTGGCATTGACGCAAAAGGCGGGGGAGGTTAGTCCCCCGCCAATCGCTGGGTTATCTAGATAAGCGAGTCCGCGATCTCGTCAAGTTCCTCTAGCGAGTGTTCCTTGATGAGTCCGCGAGTGTAAACCTCTGAAGAAGAGACTACTGAGGCAGCCTTTTCCTGGCTGATGCTCCAGTCTTCGTCGAGGTCGCGCTCCTTGATAGGAGTTACCGTGTAAGTGGTCTGTGGACCCTTACCGAGGCGCACAATCGCCCAGTAGCCCTTGGTAAGCGGGCCCTGTGGTGAGTAGTGAGCTGCGTGCAAAGCCTGGTAAAGGCGTGCACCTGAGATGAGCATCTGACGCTGCATTCCCTCTGGTGAGTTGAGGGTAACAACGGTGAATGCGCGCTTGTTCTCCGGGCGGTCCTGGAGCTTAACGCATAGTGGGCAATCAGCACCGATGCAGACGTACGAGCGCTTACCGCTTGTCTTCTGCTTTAGGAAGTGCTGCTTGTAGATGGCGAATGGGCCACTCTCGTCCAGGAATTTAAAAACCTGGTGCTTGTTCTCTTCGAACTTTACCTCAGTTGGGTAATCGCTCGTAGTGGTAATGCTGTCCGCGGCATCCCAGCCCGAAAGGACTGAGGTCGATGTAGCAGTGTTCTGCTCTGGACGGTTGTCAATGTCGTCGGCAACGTAGCTGGCGGCATCTGGGGCATTTTGCTGTACTGGCATGTTTTTCCTTAATTAGTTGTTTGCATTTCTTTTGCGCGGATAGTTTCCCACGCCTCGGCGATCTTGTCAACAAGATTCCGGTGTATAGACCAGTCTACACGATCTGTGTCCATAAGTCCAGCGTTAGCAAAAATCACTACCGCGGCCTCCACCATAGCCTTGCTGTACAAGCGCCTCCCAGCATACTCCTTACCATTGGCTCCCTGCTTGGAGGGGAGTCGGTAAGGAGATGATGGAAGTATTCCTTTGTCCAACCATTGCCTCATGGTTTTGGTTGAACGTCCTAGGGCCTTAGCTAAAGAGCCTAGTGTATACATTTGAAGTTGTCTACCATTTGGCAAAGTTTTTTCAAAGTATGTGTCTTCCCAGCTAGTTACAACTGGTGCTTTAGGTGCGACAGGTTCACGGCGCTTACGCTTGCTGTTTGGATAGAACTTATCCAAGTCAGCGAATGTTTCGTCAAAAAAGTCTGATGCCATGGTGAACCTGTTACTTATCTTTTAAAAACTCGGAGTCAATGAACCGGCGAAGATCTGACAGCGCTATGTCCCCGCGCATGGGCGGGTCAACCATCATATCGCTGATTTTGTCAAGCACTTTTTGGATGGTTTCAGATTTGCCGTCTTTAAGACCTGCGTCATAAGCAATAATGCTCACTTGTTTTCTCCCTCACAATTAAGTATGGCTTCTTCTTCCGTAGAGTACTTATCCCAGCAGCTATCTACTTTTCCGACCCCAGCAAAAAAGAAACCATAAACTAGGGTGCCAATCATAACAAGAAAAATAGCCACAAAAACAAGTATCTCTTGCTTAGTTATGTCTTCGTTCATTTCTTGTCTGCCTCTAGAAGCGCGAGCACGTCTGCTTTGTAACAGATGTCATCAAACGAGTCGACATTAAGCTTAGATACTGCATTGTGGATTCGCACACGTTCTGCCTGTGCTCCTAATGCAAGTATCTCTTCAACGGCCGGAGACGGGTTATTTATGTCTACCCGCATTTCTTCTTTAAGTATCTCTAGAGGGTTAAACTTTGCAAAAATTTCTGAAAATGATTTGCTCATACCGGCTCCTCTGTTTCAACAGGGAAAACGTTAAGCGCCTGAATTAGGTGAGTGCATATCTCCACCATGTCGGTGTCGTACATTTTGTCAGCGGCAGTTAGCTCCTGTTCCAAAATGCGTAGCAGTTCCTCGCGCTCGTCCTGGCGACCAAGAACGTAGTCGCGCAGGTTGGAGATGCCACGAGCATGTAGCTCGGCCATTTTGGACATTACTTCTTCTCCAAAACGATAGCCCAGGTCACCTTTTCAGGGAACATGGTGTCAATGTCGTCATCGGTAAGCTTGCCCTCGTAGTAGGCGGCCATTACTGCGTCTTGATCTAGAACGGTGATGGTCTTGGTGCAGGTTTCAAAAACACCTTTTGACTGGAGTATGGTGTTTGCCTTGTCCTCGTCAAACTGCTTTGAGACTCGACGTTGCTTTACGATTGAGCGGGTTCCGGTGCGGTCATCATCAACCGTAAGAACAATGCTGCCTTTTTCGTTTGGCTCGCCTAGGTCTTCGATGTAACCAGTTAGGCGCTTCTTGATGGTGTTAACACGCTCAGTGATTGCTTCAGCCTCGTCCTTTAGGGTAACGTACTGCTGAACTTCGCGGCGGATTGGGTCCAGATCTGGTGCTGGCTCGTTAGTGATGATTGGCATGTATTCCTTATTAGTCTAAAACCCCTTGGGGTTTGCTAACTCTTAGCAATACAAACGTAAGGTTATTTCTCCCGGTTGTCAAGTTCAGGATAAACAAATTTTTCTAGGGCCTCAATGAGCACACTAGTTACCGTGATCCCCTGCTCGGCGGCCTGAGCTTGAGCGGCGGTCCATAGGTCATCAGAAACACGAATGGTCCTGGTTGGGGTTTTAGGTGCGTTAGGCATATACCAAGTATAGCAAAAGCCCGGGACGCATCATCTGTGTATCCCGGGCTTTGTTCTAGGTTACCAAATTACCTAGCTGATGTCAATTACCTTTGGTTTCTTTTCATCAGGCACGTTCTTAAAGAGCGTGATAGTTAGCATGCCGTCCTCTACCGAAGCTGATTGGGCCTCGAAGTACTCTGCAAGCGCGAAGGTCAGCGTAAAGTCACGGGCAGCGATGCCTTGGTAGACAACCTCGCCAGTTTCTTTCTTGGCCTTCTTCTTACCTTCGATCTTTAGCACACCTTCGTGGATGCTGACCTCAAGCTCTTTCTTGGTAAAGCCGGCAACAGCAACTGATACCGTAGTGGTGTCGTTTTTATTGTCAATGATGTCATACGGAGGGTACGACGGCTTTTCATTAGCGATTTGCTTGAGCTGCTCTAGCAGTGGGAGATAGCCAATACCCCAGCGGTCAATGCGCGGGAATAGGTCGGAAATGGTAATTACTTTTGGTTTTTCCGGAATTTTCCATTCCGGATGCTTTGGCCACGGATCATGTGGCTCGTAGGGGTTTGGCGGGAATTGTCCCTTGCCCTTTTTGAAGTTATCGTACTCTTCGTACGGATTTCTACTCATGTTGTCTCCTTAGACGACAACTGTGCCTTAGTTAGTTATATAACTGCCCGCAGCACAGTATTTTTATAGGACACCCGATTGGCGTGTCTATGTCAAGGATACACTACTTAACGTTGACAAGCGAGCTTAACTTGTCAAGTCTAAATCCGGACCAGCTGTTGTCTCCAGCCACTACTACTGGGGCGGACTTGTAGCCGTTCTCCTCAATAATTGGCATGACCTCCGGGCTATCGGTAATCATCTTAGACTCAAACTCAATGCCCTTAAGGGTTAAGAATCTTTTAGTTTGCTCACACTGGACACAGTTAGGGTTGCTGTAAACAACGACAGACATGGTTCTCCTTAGTTATTGAGAGCCCCAAGCAGGAATCGAACCCGCGACATCCATATTACAAGTATGGCGCTCTACCAACTGAGCTATTGAGGCATTAAAGTTGGGGGCGCACTTTACGCACGCCCCCAGCCGTTACTGGTCTAGTTTATAGTGTTTCTACGAGACGAACAAATTTAACTTTGCTGCCTTTGAGTGAAGGGTCATTCAGATCTAATATCTGTGTAGATGTACCCTTTCGGAATCCTGCATGGATTATTTTTCCGTTACCGATGTAGAGTGCGGCATGGTAGTAAGTGCGTGTTCCTTTGTAACCGAACAGCACGATATCGCCAACCTTTGGGTCTTTTACACCCTTATTAAGGTGGCCCTGCTTATTAGCAGAGTGAGGGATTTCTATTCCTAATTGTTCATACGCCCAGTATGTAAGGCCGGAACAATCCCAGCCTCTAGGCGATGCGCCAGAGAAAACGTACCATGTCTTGCCGACACGGCTCTTTACCTGGTTTACTACACTTTCCATTTTGTTAGTTATGCCGCGCAGTTTGATTTCTTTTTTAAAGTCCAACTGCTTGTGCTTAACTTTCGTTAGAAAGCTGACGGGTTCCACAACCCGTACGACGGCTACTGCACTAGCCTTTGTTTCCACTGCAGATGCTGATGAACTGCAGCTTGTCATTACTAGTGCGATAGCACCGATTGCAATGATCTTCTTCATTTAGCGACCTACCTTTCCTTGGTAGTTAGTACTCGGTCGTTTATTGTCAAAGTGACATTGTTACCACTATTTAGTTGTAAGAGCCACTATAACACAACCCGAGAGAGCTTCTTGGGAGCTACGGTCGGTTTATAGAGAAAAATGCTAGCATATCGGCGATAATTGAGCTACCCCCCTTATCTAAAAGGATTTGATTGCAAAAACTGCGAAAAATCGCAGCATCAATCGGAATAGTCTTTGTAGCCTTTAGTCCGCTACTATTTCAGTCACCAGCCTACGCCCAAAGTTTTGAAGAGGCACAATTAGCTCTTGCTGCAGGTCAGCAAGAGGTAACTGACGCTACCCTAGCAAAAGAAACCGCAGATCAAAAAGTATCCTCAACCCTTGCTGAGTATGAGGCGTCTCAAGTTAACCGTGCAAACGCCCAAAGCGAATACGACAACGAGTTAATACCTGACCCTGCTTGGGTAAGGCCTACTGAGCAGGTAGCCCACACTCGTGAGGTTTCACACATTGAAACCATTACTACGACCACAACTGTTGAGCATGTTACTCCTACCCCGCACACAGAGATTGTGACGCACACACAGGAAGTTCCGGTAGTGACTCAAGTTGCTACTACGACCTATGTTCCCCGCACTACAACAACAGTAGTTCCTGGCGGATTAATGGCTAAGTCCTATAATCGCCAGGGGTACAACAATGCTCCGCCGCTACCAACGGCTAACGAGACCCCGCTTTCTGTACAAAATGTACAAAACATTGACTTCCAGTGGGGCGGCGGTTTGGTGCTTAACTCGGGCAAGGCAGAGGACGTTCTTGTCGCATTTGAGGGCAATATTATGGTCCCTTCCGACGGTTGGTACACGTTTTACGCCCCGGGCGACGATGGGATCAAACTAACCATCGCTGGTATGTCGCTTATTAATGACTGGTACGACAAAGGTGGCGGTGGAACTATCTCTGAGCCAATGTGGATTAGAGCGGGCATTCTTTACCCAACTACCCTGTACTACTACGAAAATGGCGGTGGCGCATGGGTACAGCTGTTTTATTCAACCGCTGGCACAGCCAACACTATTGTCCCGCCAAGCTGGTTTGGTGAGCAGACTATAACAGAGACTACGTATGAGGCGGTAACAACTTACGAAGATGTTGTCACTTGGGTTACTGAGACTACGTTTGAAGAGGTAATTGTTTGGGTAGACGTCGTCACGTACGAGGACGTGGTTACGTCCGAAGACATCACCGTTTGGGAAACAGAAACGTTCTTTACCGAAGAACCGGTGATGGATGCCACGGCCCCTTTGATCCATGACCCTACACTTCAGGCCATTTTAATTGATAAAGTAGCGGCGGAATTAGCATCTAAATCTATTTATGATTCAGCAGTTATTGACCAAGAAAACGCGGACAATAGATTAAACACAGCTGTGGCGGCTATCCCTGCCCTTACTCAGGCGGTAATAGACGCTACCCCAGTAGAGGAGCCAGTTGACCCCGTTCCATCTGAGGAAGAGCCAGCATCTGAACCTTCGCCTAGCGAGGAACCTGTTGAAGAGCCAACACCGGTACAGCCCGAACCGGTACAGCCTCCAGACGAAGCAGCAGCCACCGAAGAATCTTTAGCTGTAATGGAAAACCTAACTGAGATTGATCCGCAAGAACTTAGCGAAGCTCAGGTAGAAGAGCTAGTAGAAGCCGCTTACACGGTACTTGAAAATACTGAACAAGGCTCTCCTGAATATACTCAGGCTCTTGAAGCCCTATTTGTGGCTGCCCAAGCAGACGACATTGAGGTAGATCCTGAACTGGCTGCTGTTCCTGTACTTGGAGCCGCCGTAGTCGCCCTTACTGACGCCATTAACTTTATGGGCAACGTCGGTTCTGATATGTCCCCCGCAGTCCGTGAATTAGCGGAAAAGCAAGTAGTTGTGGCTGTAGTTGCTGTTGGAGCAGCAGTACAAGCGGCAACGGGAGCAGCCACTAGCGCAGCAGCCGCTGCTGCCAGTTCCGTTTCTAGTAGAAAGAACTAACAATGAAAGAAAAAACAATGCTAATCCTTGCGGCTGGCGTTATGGTTGCAATTCTATTTGCAATCGTTGGCGACTATGTTGTAGCAGCCATTGAGACCCAAACCACTGGGGAACCTGTAGAGGTCTCCTCGGACGTTATGACCTTGGTGCAGACTGCCCTAGGTGGAATCATAGGTATTCTCGGCGGCTATTTTGGCGCTAAGGCATCTAATAAGAACAGTAAGGAGGATGAGGACTAATGAAAAAGTTTTTTAACGACATGCTGGGCCAACTATGGACCCTTCTGGGTATGTTTGTGGCCTGGATCGTACTTGAGGGCTCGGCTAAGTCGGTAGTTGGTTGGGCCATTATTGGTGCAATTATTGCTTGGGTCGTTACGTTTCCCCTGCGAAACCACGACGAATAAGAGACAATAGACAAGTACTGAAAGGACTACAATGTACAACTACCGTTTGCCGTTCAAAAAGGTTGCTGACCCATTTGGCTCGCACTCACCTCAGCGCAAGGCTATGGGCCTAGGCCCTCACCGAGGCGTGGACTACAACGGCTTCAAAGCTGGCACACCGCTGCCAGCTGTTGGAGATGGTCAGATTACCCTAAACAAATGGACTGACGTCCTTGGTTGGGTTGTTGAGCTTAAGGTTGGGAAGCACTATTTCATCTACTGCCACATGGACAAGCAGTCTCCTCTTAAAGTAGGCACCAAAGTTAAGTCTGGTGCTTCAGTTGGTGGGGCTGGAACATCTGGAAGCGCCAGTAGCGGGGTTCACCTGCACTTTACCCTATCGCTAACCAGCGGTGGAGGCATTACTGGCAAGGTATACGACGCCCACACTTTCCTAGAAAAAATGATTAAGAGCGAAGCCGCTGCAGCTAAAGCTGCTGCAAAAACCGCTGCCCCTGCAGAAGCTCCAGTAGTTGCTCCTGCTCCAACTTCTAAAGCCCCTAAGAAGGAGACCCCGCTTGCTTAAGCAATTAAAACAAATTATTGTTCGCTCCATTGGTGTAGTCATGTTTGCGTTTATCCCTGGTGCTGCCGTTGGTGGTAGCTCGTCAGTTGGATGGGTTGCTGGTGGTCTTATCGGTGTTGCAACAGTGTTCTCATCAATTATTATCTTCTTCGGTGTTCAGCTAGCTTGGGATGCAAATATCTCAGACGAAGACATCGAAAAAGGCTTCCGCGCTGCTGTTGCTAAACAAGCCGCTGACAATAAGGATGTTGCAGAAGCTGTAAAAGCCTCAGCCAAAGAAACCTCAGAGCTAGACGACTTCGGAGACCTCTCTGATCTATTTGATGACGACGACAACGTCAAGTAATAACTAAATAAAAAAGCCCCAGGTTTATAGCCTGGGGCTTTTTTGTTGCGGGGGTGGGATTTGAACCCACGATTTCCAGCTAGTCGAGCTGGCGGATTACCTAACTACCCTACCCCGCGGGCTGACCACCCTGGATTCGAACCAGGAACCTTCGAGTTAACAGCTCGTTGCTCTGCCGTTGAGCTAGTGATCAATTGGGAGAATTCCGTTGCCTAGGACGGGCAGACCGCTGGGCGCTCCCTTTATCTGCAAGCGTGGAGATGCGGGGAATTGAACCCCGGTCCGATCATTAGTGTGTTGTTCTTCTACAAGCTTAGGCAGTTTATATTTCCAGGACCGAACTGCCACATCCTGTGGTGCTTCAGTTTTACGTCTCCAGCATGGACGTGATACAAGTTGTTCTATTTATTTAAAACCCAAGTGCCCAGCTAGAACTGCTGCTTTCCTGGGGGTACTAACTACGATCAGGCAGCTAGTGCGAATGCAGAACGAGATTCAGCATTTATTTTTTTAGCGGTTTTAAGAGACTCCGCTATCTCTGCTTGCTTCACCAATTTACGAATGACCGTCGAAACCGATCATCCCCTAGTCACTATTTAGTTTTAGTTACAAGACGGCGCTTTACTGGGTCAAAGACTTTTGGAGACTTCTTGTCAGCTTTACCGTTCTTGCGGTCTGAGTTACCGCCCTTAACAGGTGGCTTTGGGCCTCCGCCCTTTCCTTTTGCCATATTGCACTTTCTTTCGTTGCGGTGGCAGGATTTGAACCTGCGATCTCTAGGTTATGAGCCTAGCGGACTACCGAGCTGCCCCACACCGCGATGTAGGTACAACTATACACTAAAACCGGAGTTGGTTGCACGCCAGACGCTAGGAGAGTGGTTTTCCTCTACAGCTTTCTTAGTTTCCTCGTCCTCGTAAAGTCTAAGAATGTGTACGCAAGGGTCCCCTTCGTACATTTCTTCTTCCTCTTCACCAGTCATTGGAATGCCGTCGTGCGTAGAGCACACGGATGGCCCTACCCAGGCGTTGTCAAGGCCAATCTGTAGCCATTCATCAAATGTCATTTTAAATGATTCTCCTGCTGCCATTGTTTAACCTTAATCTTCCTTTAATAGGTATGCAAGTAACCCCGGGTTATCCCGAAGAACTAAAAGCAGCCCTTCTTCGTACATTGCTATGTAGTAGTGCTCCCAAATTTCGGCTTCGTCAGTCTTTTTTGGTGTGACCGGGCTGCCAAAAGAAAACTTAATTGCGTGAAGAATCTCATGCAAGAGAGTCTGGCGCTTACGGCTGTTTGACATGCTGTTATCTAGGATTATTAGATTTTCACGAGCCAAAGTGTAGCCAAAGCTGTCTTCGGAAAGGCTTAGGTCACCCTTACGAGGTTTTTCTACTATATCCCAAATCTGGGAGCCAACCTTAATTTTAGTTGGCATCTTTATTACTCCTTGTGCGCCCACCCTGACCCCTTAAATGATAGTGAGATGCCGCTGAGCACCTGGGTAAACGGAACTTTACAGTTGCTGCACTCGTAGCCTGGGTCGTCCTCGTGAATACTCCTGGTAACCTCTAGAGCCGCCTGGCAGAGCGGGCATTTGTATTGATAAGTTGGCATTCTATTACTATACCGATGTGTCTAGCAAAAATCCGCGTAGTGAGCCAATAGTTAGGTCTACCCCGCCGTTTTTATTGATTCCCTCGCCGTCTATAACAGCGGCTGCAATAGCATTTTTCTGCTGAAGTGCCTCAAATTGCCTAACTTCTACTGAGCCGGCAATTAGGAAGTCCTGGATAACTATAGTTTTCCACTCAGAAGAAGCCCGACGAATACGGCCGTTACGCTGAGTAGCAAGACCAGAAGACCAAGGGAGATCATAGTTAATGAGCATATTCGCCGCTGGTAAATCAACACCGTAGCCGCCAGCATCAGAACTGACGAAAACACGAACAGAAGGGTCGTTATTAAGAGCATTCTTATGCTTCTCCTTTGTCTTAGCGTCTAATTGACCAGTGTAGGTAACGGTTATATCGCGTCCAACGCGGTCTGCTATAAGATCCACCATGTCTACGTAGGAACAAAATACCACCAGCTTATTCTTCTCGTCTTGTTCTAAAAAGTCTTTTACATAAGCAGTAAAAACGTCTAGCTTTGTATTGGGCATTGCCTCTAGCAACCCTTCGTCATCCAATTGAGCGGCATAAGCAGAACCTTCGCCATTACCGCTGTGGAATTTCTTAGCGCTAGTCTTAAGCAACTGTGGAGAACAAGCAAGCATCTTAAGTGCGCCAACCTTTGACATTACTTGACCGCGCAGCTCATCTTCAGGGCCGCCCCATGATTTCTCAAACCCGTAGTGCGCCATAATGTTAAACGAACCACCGAACAATGTCTGGGCGTTGTCTAGGTCTAGCAAAAGATCGTCAGAGATGCGCTTGTATAACTTAGCTGCTTTTCTGTCTAACGTCACATAGACAGGGTCTTTATGAATTGTCCCGGGAAGGAACGGCGCTACGTCTGCGTCTTTCTGAGCTTTACGCACAGAAGCTTCTTTCATACGCTCATGAAGAGTAGGCAGGTTACGGTAGCGGTCTACGCCGCCCCAAGCGTTACGTACAATAAAAGTTGCGTCAAATTTGTCAAACCTGCCGAGCACGCTGTCGTCAACAAACTGCATAATGCTGTAAAGCTCTTCTGGCTTGCCATTCTCGACAGGGGTACCCGTCAAAGCAAACCGGTACTCACAAGTTGCAAGCTTTTTAGCGGCCTTGGCTCGCTTAGATCTAAATGACTTAATGGCTGTTGCCTCGTCTAAGACTACAAATCCGCGAGGTAGTTTGCTGACAAACTCCCAATCATTTACTACCTGCTCGTAATTCATAATGATGTAGTCGATTCCGGTAGTGCGCCACTTCATAGCGCGGTCGTACTGGCGCTTACGCTGTTCAGGAGAGCCATCAATCACAATTGGGTTAGAGCCATTAGTAAACTTCTTAATAGAAGCTGCCCACTGGTACTTAAGGCTAGACAAGCAAATAATTAGACCGGGTTCTGTAACCTTTTGTTCGTCCATTAGGCGTTCTACAGCGGCAATAGTCAAAACAGTCTTGCCAAGTCCTAGGTCGTAGGCGACCAACATCTTGCCTCGTTCGCACATTTTGTCTACGGCCTCGGGCTGGTATGGAAGTAGCGTGCCTACAAAACTCATATTACTAATGATTCCCAAACACGTATTGGTCGGCTGTGGCATTCAGGTCTAGTGCTAATGACGTAAGTTGATGTTGATGAGACCATTTTCATACGTTTTGCGGCTGACATGACTGCGCCCATAGCCCGCGGCTCGTGCGTTCTAACATCTAGTTTGGCTAGTTCTTCCCACACGTCGTCTGTGGTAAATGTTTTTTTAGCGGCGGCTAGGCGCGCTACAATGTCGGCAGCTGCGCCTACCCATTCCTCATTGGCGTTTTTTTCAACCTGTGCCATATAATCTGGTGCGCTCATTGAATAGCTCCTAATCCGTGTACGGAGTGCTTAGCGTTGTCTAGCCCCATAAGTATTTCGCTACGGCTCATGCCGCCTACATCTTTCATTTCAGTGTGTGAGTAGCTAAAGAACCAGGCCTCAAATCCGAGCTTGATGCTAAGTTCCAGCATTTTCTTAGATGAGTTGATTCCTGACTCGTCGTTGTCCAAAGCAAACACAATCTCGTCTGCTTCTCTGATCAAGCCTACCTGAGTAGCGGAAATAATGGAACCGTAGGTGGATACTCCGCCAGTGATACCGACGGCCTCTAAGCGAACCACATCGAGCGGAGACTCGACCACAATCATGCGACCGCCTGTATATTGCTTGAACCCAAATAATGTAGTCGATTTTTCCACGCCTTGCGGGTAGTTATTAAAATAACGTCGCTTGTAGCCCTTCTCCTGCCAACCGAGCAATTTATTTGAATAGGGGTTGCGAATTGGGGTTATCCAGTTTGAATACTTAGGGTCCCACATAAGCCCGTACTTCTGAGCAGCTTCCTGCGTAAAGCCTCTAGCTTTTAGTGCGCTAGCGGGCGGCATAGTAAACAAAGCTAGTCTAGATTCACCAACCTCGACTACCTCTTTAAAGATTGACTCTTCAGTTTCTTCTTCGTCAGGTGAGCCAAGTAAAATGTTGTCGAATGAAAGGTATAGCCAGTCCTTAGCATCTGCGTAGTCTAGAAGCCCGTTGGCGTCCTTGAGACCCTGCACTGAAGCAATTAGCGACCAGATGTTTCCCTTGAACCCGCAGGAAAAGCAGATGTGCGCACCTGTCTCAGCGTTAATCCACCAAGATGGGTGGTGGTCTTCTTTGCCGGTCATCTCCTTGTGGCCTGGGCATAGTGCAAGAATCTCTGACCCGCGGATGTTTATAGGGTCAATGTTGAGGCGTTCTAGTACGCGCTCCATTTCTTCTAGTCTCATACGTCGTCGCTGTTCATTTCACGGAATAGACCTGATGCCCAATCCCACATAAGTGTAGCCTCTACGTTACCGCTATTACGGGCTGCCATGACCTTTAGGATACGGGTATCATCTACGTTCTCATCTTCGCGCTCAAGGCCAAACACAACGTCTGCGTCTTGGAGGAATGAGGATGAGTAACCGATCGAGTCAGTGGTTACCTTTCCCTTTTTAGACTTCCAGTTAAGTGCTTGTGTAGTGATTACAACTGGCTTATTTGTTTTCTGGGCTAGTCGCTTTAGGGAACGGGTGATTCCAGTAAGGGCCTGTGGAGTGTTTGACTCACCAGTCTGCTCGTCAAGCATTAAGTACACACCGTCAATAAAGATAACGTCTGGCTGTAGAGTCTGAATCTTGCTGTGGATGGCTGAGGTAGTAATGCCGTGTGCCGAGTCCACTAGCCAAAAATTAGCCTCATCCTCAGACATTTTGTCTAGCGACTCTTTGTATCGTTTTTCTTCGTCTGAAGTAAGAGCACCAGTAATAAGTCGATTGTGCGAAACCAAGGCGCGCATAGAGTCGTAACGGTCTTGCTGTTCACGGTTAGTCATCTCAAACGACTGGAACATTGGTGATAGCCCCTGCTTGTGAATGTTATTTGCAATCTGCAAGGCCAGAGTTGACTTACCGGTCTTTGGTGTGGCGACTACCACAATCAACTGGCCCTTTTGTAGCCCGTTAGTCACAGCATCAATAGTAGGGAAGCCGGTAGCAACGCCCAGCAAACCTGGGTTGTTCTTACGGAAGATGTAGTCTTCCCATCGAGACTCTGTGGTCTGGATAAGGTTAACGTCAGAGGTGTTGTTAAGTCCCTCTTCTTCAAGGCGGATAAGGCCGCCCTGCATAATCATCAGCGCAGACTCGTGGTTCTTATTGTTTTGAATCTCGTCTACAGCAGCACGTAGCGTCGTCGTAATCGAGTTCTTACGTCGCTTATCTAGCAGGTCGTCAAGCAGATAGTCAATCGAGTCGGTGATTGGCTGAAGAACGTAGGTAGGGAAGTTAGCCGATATGACCTCTGCGCTTGGGCACTCTGCATATTTAGAGAAGTGCGTACGCATAAAGGTCCACACACGGCGGTCTTCTTCGTCGGGGAACCACTGATCTGCGACATTGCGCTCAAAAAGCGGGGATAAGTCGCGGACGGCTATGACCGCACTTAGTAGTTTTGCTTCTGTACTCATAATGAAGGAAAGTCCAATCCCCAACGACCATACCGAAGTAGTCGCGTTGGGATATCTATTACACCGATAACCTCTGGTCTAAAAGGTAGTTCTGCAACTAACTTGTCGACCGACTTGTAAGCAGATCCATAACGAAACGGGTTCGTACCGATCTTGTCTAAGTAGAGCATCAAATCTACCATCTCTTTTTCAGAGCGAGTATAGCTGATTAACTCCATAGTAATGCCGCGCTTTAACGTGGTCATATACAGATGACTAAGAACGAGCCTGTTGTACTCAATCTTCTTAGACCTTACTGGGACAAATCCTAGCACTTTTTTCTTGTCCTCATATTCATCGGTAATAACGTCAGTCGTTACTAGTATGCGCTTAGGCATTGCATTGCTAATATCGCCGTTCTGCATTAGTAGACCTCGATCTTAGCGTGTTTAATTATGAACTCCCTAAAAAGGTTTTCGTCTGTCATCGCTAGCTTAATTTCTTTTTGGTTAGTCTCGTCAACAAAATCAAATGGGTACATGCCGTTGTTTCGTTCAATCCGCTCAGTAACAAGCTTTGTATGTTTGCACACAGACTTAGACATAAACCCAGGGCAAGTGCAAGTTAGGTTTCTATCCTCATCCGCGCTGACCTCGAATATCCCTGGCCCTGGGGCATCTGACTTGTGGCTAAGAAAGACTTGAATAAGTCTGACAGTCATTACTTCCTCAGATCCGTAATTGAGTCCATATTGATGTACAGAAACGCCTCATGAACAAACGATTGGGTAGCGGACCCGTAGTGGGCCTCCCAGTCATCAAGGCGGATGTTGGTAGTCACAATAGTTGGCAAACCATTGTTAAACCTAGTACGCAATACGTGGTGCAGCATGTTCTTTTGCCACCCTGATGCGCTGGCGTGCTCCTTGCCTACATCATCTAGAACTAGCAGCCTGACATTGTAGGCGTCATCCTCAGCCTCACCCAAAATGCTGTTGTACAGCAGTTCCTCAGTGTTGTCGTGGTTCTCCATAATGGAACCTTTTAGGTCCAGTAGGCCGTTGTAGGTGATGAAGTAGCAAGGACGAGAAACGGCCTTCCCCGGCTCCATACCGAGCACAGCGGGGTCTATGGTGCGGATAACCTCCTGGAGTATGGTATTGGCAACCGTGGTCTTACCGCGCCCTGGAAGGCCGTACAGCATCAATCCAAGACCACAGGTCTCTTTGCCCTCAGCACGAATTACCTTATCGGCGCTTACAGCTTTCATCCACTTGTTTATATGGCCAAGTGTTTCTGCGGGCACATCCTTGCAGTCCTCTAGAGTCCAGCCAATTTTGGCTGGTGGAAGGCTGGCAATCTTTACCCAGGTACGGCGTCTGGCCGGAAGTTCGTCTGGCTTATACATCGTCGTCCTCGTCTAGTAGTGAAAGCTTCTTAGAAGTTAGCTCTTGGTCCTTAATGATATCGGTCTCGCGCTGTTCAACTGAAATTGTGCGCTCGCGTGCTGTCTGGATTAGAGACGGAGCCTTGTACAAAAACGCTCTCCACAGGTGGTTGCCATCGGTGTACTTGTCGTGCTGCAGGGTGCTGAAGAAAAGATCTACAATAGCAAGCTCTAGCGCGCCGTCGGTATCGTGCTGTTTGCGGAATACTGCAAGTGCCTGGACAAACCTAGACTGGGTAACGCTAAACGGCTTGATGCTCCAGATGTTTGCCATGCGGTCAGAGAACTCGTACGCAACGTCTTTGCAAGTCCAGCTGACCGGATCAATGTTTGAGCGGTGCTTGTCTTTGCGCTGTGCTGCTTTGACTTCGCGGGCCTCTGTGTACTCGGCCTTCTTCTGCTCCATGTGCCGCTTACGGTCACGAGCAAGGTCATCGCTAGAGCCGTAGGTTCTATCAAACCAATCGTCACCCATTTTATTTTCCTCTCCCTCGACCCCGTCGAGGAATTTATTTGTAGCTTTATTAGCAGTACTAGCTGTATAGCTATTGGAAATAGCACTACTAGCTGTATAGCTATAACCAGAGCCTACCGTATTGGAAGCTCCGGAGCCTACCGCATTGGAAGCTCCGTTGCGTGCAAGCTTAAGTGAAGAACCTCCACCAATACGCTTGACCACCTGAACAAAACCAAATTCCTTTAGTTCTTTTAGGATTGCCACACTGCGAGCACGACTAACGTCCATGCTCATAATTGTAAGGTAATTTAAAGGCAGCTCTGGGTTTTGGGTAAAGAAACGTAGCCAGCGTTGCGCTGACGTGCTTAGCTCTTCCATGCTACTTCTTTAGAAGTCTCATGAACTCGGCAGCAAATGACCGAGCAAATATTTTACCAGCCTCTTCAAGAGCCAGGGTCATGACCTCTCCGAGATCATACTCTTCAAGCCCTTCCTCTACAGGTTCTTCTACATCAGGCTCCGGTTGTTGGGTTGGTGCGGGGTTTACAACAGCCTCAATAACTGGCGGTTCAGTCTTAGCCGGCCTGGAGATTGGGGCTTGATTTAGGGAAATTAACATAAGACCATCAGTTAGGTCATATGCTGGGATGTTGTGCTCCTGGGCCATAGAAGCAGCTAGTTGGCACTCAGGGTCCTCATCGGACCAAAGCATAAAAAAGCGAAGTTCGTCCCGCTTGTGGTCAGCCACTAGAGTTTCATAGTTGTTGTCTGGATACTGTAGGGACTCTATGCCCTTGTCCTGCGCGTACTGGGTTGCCCAGATAAGCCCCTCAGACGGAGCTTCGTTGTACACAGTTACGATGGTAGCCTCATCTACTGACTCAACTACGTCGCTGATTAGAGCCTCTAGGTTGGCTCGGGTTGTTTTTGCGTTACCTATAACCGCGATGGTTACTCGTCTCATGTTTGCCTCCTATGAACGGAGATCCCATACTAAGTCCGAGTCAGGACGTTTGTCAAATAATGGTTCCAGTAAATAGTGCCCACGGGGATCCGACGTCAATGTAGTCGCCCATAATGTTCTTTAAACGCAGGGTAGTGTTAGTCCTATTCTTGTAGTACATAGACAGACCGTTGACCGTGTCGTTACTTTCCCATAACAAATCAGTGGCTTGTTTGTACCCATTGCTGCCATCAAAATATGGGTTAGCTACGTTACCTGGCTCAAATAAAACAGAGTCTGCGTAAACTGTGTCTCCAGACACGGTGCTTGCTGAGTATCGAATAGATACCTTAGCTTTAGCAGCACCGGTTGGCGCAAGGCCAGTTACCGTTTCTCTTTGCCATGCCGTAGCGCTTAAGGTGACGTCGCTACCCGCGGAAAAACTTAACAATGTGTTAGACGAGTCATACCAATAAATTCGTATGTGAGAGGTTCTTCCGGCTGTGCCTTTAACGTAAGCGCTCGCGGTGTAGTCTTTGCCGGCTGTCACGTTGCTATAGGAAGAAGTAGTGGCCGTAGGGCTTGCCGCTGTTACTGCAAGTTTTAGGCAGTTTGTGCTTCCTGTAGTTGCACCGTCAGCAAACACAGTAGCCGTAGCGTCAGAGACAGACCAGTTAGTAGTCACCGACTCAAAGCTTGGGTTTTTAATGTAGTTGATGCGGTTAGGCTGTAGGTAAATATCTACGCGTCGGGCATCTACAAAGTCAGTTGCGGAAGACCCTAGCTGGAACTGAGCTGCGTCAAAGTAGTGAACCTCGTTAGCCGCGGTGCTCGCGATAGAGATAGTAGGTACGGCAAACTGCGCAGTGCTAGGGGCAGTAGCCGTGATCTTTGTCAATCGAGCCCAGGCGCTAGTTGAAGTAGTAGTGGTAGCTGCCGTGCCTTGGCCAAGGAGGGTGCCGTCTCTGTCATACCAGTTAATATTTATAGAAACTGCTCGGGCGGTAGTTTTAGACCTAGCGTAAATGCTAAAGGTGTACGCTGTGCTTGCCGTTACTGGAATGCCTTTAGTAACAGGCGCAGACGCACCGCACGAAGTAGATACGGTTCCGCCAGAAGCACTGGCGGCAATCTTGAGAATACCAGTCTGCAGGTTAGGGAAATTAGAAGGCGCAGTTGACTCTGCGTACGGAGGCACTACAGGCGACTCAGCCAATCCAGTAATAGCCGTAGCTGTTCCATTAGTCACGGTGTTCCAAGAGCCGACTGTGTCTTCAAACGACGAGTCATCCTGTGTAAGCATGAGGTTTACAGCAGTGCCCAAAGAAGCCCCGTAGCCGGAGAACGCTTTAGCAAAAGCTTTGACTCCGTACACTGAGCCCTTAGTCATGTAAATTTGGGCTGCGTACTGAAGCAGTCGTCTACCTTGGGCAATACCCATCTCAGACTCGTAGGTCCAGCCAAACTGGTCCATCATTAGTGGGATAAGTCGCCCATCCAAAAGTCTGATGTTGTATCTGTTTTTAACGTTCTCGGCGGTTGTCTTAATGAGGTCGTACTCAAAAGCAAAGACCTTTAGGAAGTTATATAGGTCGTTGTTAGTTCCTGGTGACGGGGTCAACGCAGTATTAAAGTCTGTAACTTTATATGGTGTCGGTATGTAGTTGTACATCAAAGATGCAGTTCCATAATCTTTTACAGAAATGCAAAGTGTATTACCGGCCCTAAACCACAAACTATCTGAGGTGCGCTTTACAAATACAGAGTAGTAGTACGTCTGGCCTTCGGCCAATCCCTGTCCGCCAACAAAGTCGGCACCAACGTCTACAAACGGAAGCTGCAAAGAGTCGTGGTTAGCAAAGGTTGTGGTTAGAAGAGTAATTCCATCATCTGGAGTTACTGGGAATCCCAAGCTGCTTCTAACTAGAACGAGCTGTGACCAGTCACCCGACGGTTTGGTCCACCAGACAGAAATGGTTTTGTAATCAGTAGGATTAGAGAAGATAGGTCTGGCGTCAAAGTCAGCGAGCGTCTCCGCACCATAGGTGAAGAGGTTATAAAAATTACTGCCGTAGAGCGCCATTTAAATCCCTAATTAGCCAAATACGTAAGTAAGTACGTGTAAGTTGTCGATGTCTTCGGTGACTCGTGTGTCCACCAGCCCGCCAGCTGCGGTGATGTAAGCAATTGGAGTGGTTGACCCGCTAGGCTGGAACTCCAACAGGTTAGCTGATTGGCTAGCTGCAGCTTTGACTACCAAACCTTTAGTACCTGAAGTAGCCGCAGTAATTGTGCTTCCGCCGACAATCTTCACGTACTGGGTGTGGACGTCTCCTGTGATACCAACTTCAAGGTTGGTAAGGCGAGCCGCTACGGAGGCGTGGCTGGTACCAGTCGTAAAGCCTGACGTGGTGTAGGTTCTTGTTCCTACGTGCGGGTTAACTCCAAGGTATGTCTCAATAGCGATCACCTCATCCTGCAAGATGTTAGGGTGCGACGCATCTACGATGTCGGTGTTGTTTACCTTTGTAGTAAAGTCCGTCTTAATGTTCCCGGGGTAATAAGCGTTTGCTAATGGCATTATATTTCCTTACTGAATACCACCGACACCGGTTAGGGTGAAGGTGCCCTTTGATGGGATTTCGTTGACTGCGCACGAGATTGTCTCAACGACGTTGGCTCGTACAGTGGATGTAACTGTTGGCGTAGTAGCGCCCAAGTTGCCGCCTGTGTTTGCAAACGAGATAGTAGTTGCGCCCACAGCGGTTACTACGGCTGCAGCGGTATCTACGTTGTTTCCACCGTTAGCTGAGTTGGTGACTTTAATTGTCTGGCCAACAGTAATGTTGTGCGTAGCACTTGTAGTTAGCTGTGCCACGTTAGATGTTCTGGTGTAGCTAGAGACGGTGAAAGATTGCTCGCTTGTGTTTTTGCGTAGGTGCTCTACAGTGATGTAGTCAACGCCATTTACTGTGCTTGCGCTGGTAAGTAAGTACTGCACTGGAATCAAGTCCGCAAAGAATGAGCTATCAGTAGAAACGAGCTGTGAAAGCGCAGTATTGACCTGACCAACTACAACGCTCTGTTGGTACTGAGGCAGCACTCGCACAGTGATCTCTAAGTTCACAGGGACGTAAGTAGGCGGAAGAATAGTCAGCGATACGTTTGGAGCCGTCTTGTCCATGAAGTAGGCCGCTACCTTGTCCGCTAACGCAGTAAAGGCTGGGGTAGCAACACCCGCACTTACTCCAGGGTCTCCGGAAGGAGCCATGTACAGGATAATGCTGTTAAACGAGTTTGCGTCCGCGCTTGCTTTTGCTACGCCTGAAACCTGCAAAGCTAGGTAGGCGTAGTCCCTAAGCGATACAGCTCGGTTTAGGGACTTAAGGGCCCTAGGGGTGTTCAGTCGAATAGAGTCAGAAGACTCTTCATCAGCGCCGCCAGTAGCCGCAGAACCGTTAGTTACGGTAACACCAGCCGCAGAGTTAGTTAGGAAACTTTTTAGCGTCTGTGCTGGTACGTTTCCTGCGTGCCCATTACCGGTGCGGTAAGTGGCGTAGACAGTATTTCCAGCTGCTGGGACTCGTCCCATAACTCCGTCACCAAAGATGATGTAAGTGTTTTCATCGGCATCGTTTATTGTAGTAAACACAGTGTCAAAGCTGTTGCTCTCAACCATTGAGGTCAGGTAAGTGTAAACAACATTGTTAACGGTCACAGTGATACTGTCGTTAATTACACCTGTGTTTGCAAGTCTAAATACCTGACTTGGCGATCCAGTAGATGGCCCCAGGTCTTCAAGAGTAGTAGTGACACCTTCGGTAGCCGCTACTGAGGCGGTTCCGTTAACTCCGGAAACTTTAGCGGCAACGGTAACTGCGACGTCTGTTTCAAACACAACTTGAGTGTTTAAACCATTAACTACTGCCGTAGTAGCTACTTGAGTTTTGGCCGGAAAAGTAACTGCGGAGGCGGTTGAGTTAGTAAGCGTCAATGTAGTAGTAGCGGCTACTGCTTTTGTAGGCGCGTAGCCCAACATTGCAGCCATCTGCAAGATGCTGTCACGTTGGCTAGCGGTGGCTAGGAATCCCTCGTTTGCGGCACGGTCAGTGTAGAAGTTCATAAGGTCGCCCATGTAGGCAAACAGTTCTACAAGTGTCATACCTAAATCAGATGGGTCACGGCTTGTCCACGCAGGATTGTACTGGTTAATAAGATTAAGCAGATCGTCACGAATAGCGGAGTAGTCGCGGGAGGTATAGTCTACCTGCGGTATGTAGTTTACAGAATTAGCCATTAGTTATCTCCTGGATCAAGTCTCCGGTTCGGTTGAATATAGCTGTACTAATAGATACGTTGTCCTCGTCCCCAGTAGGCAAGTTGTATCTGACATAAACATCCAGGTAGCCGGTGGTGTAGTCGTAGCTAGGTATAACCTCTATTAATTGTAATTCACGGAGCCAAGTATTAAAGGCGATATTAATAGTTCTCTGGGCTATGTCAGCGGCCATAGCCTCGTTTTCAAAGAGGGCGGTGTACAGGTCACTGCCAAAGTCGGGTCGCATCACTCGCTCACCAAAGCGGGTAGCCAAGACCAGAACAATTCGCTGTTTCCAGTACTGCTTTGGGTCCTCAGTGGCCGAGGTCTGGCCAATGTTGTTAAAGCTAAACGGTATAGTAAATACTGATCCGGCCATTAAAATGTTCCAATCCATAGTGGGAAATTAGGGTCTCCGCCTTCGTAAGCCGCCCAAACCCCGCCGGAGGCAGCTGGGGTTACCTTACCTACGGCAGCTACGGTAAGGATGGAGCTGGCTGCAGAAGGGTGGGTAGGCGAGGTGCCGGGCGGGTAGTACGGCATACTCACAGCAGTATTATCTACGTGCCACATAATTTCAAAGTAATCATTGGCGGCAAACTCAAGCACGTAGTTCCACGCAGCAATTGTGTGCCCGTTTATACTGCCGTGTTTGCTGGGTACCGCTACAAATCCGGCAGAGCCCTGCACGTCTGCGCCGTTTTTACGAAGCCAAATAGTCACATCGTGGTCAGCTGCAGCAGTGTTCTCAAACTGAAACGAGAACTGGATATTGTATATACCGGCCAAACTAAAGTGAATTTCACTGTTGTTTTCCAGGTCTATGCCGTATGCGCCATCATTAGTCCCAAAGGTCACAGCGTAGGCTGCAGTAGTGCTCGCGGCCGTCTGAGCGTAGTCTGCTTGCCACTCACCGTAGACAGGGTTAAACCCAGAAATGCCGCCTAGCACAGGCCATGCCCAGTCAGTTACGCTCTCGCCAGAGACTTGCGGAACCATCATTTTAATACGGCCTAAGTTTTTTGGGTCGTTATTGTCTACTACAACGGCCCGATAGAAACCTGGATACCTAACCTCGTGCTGCATTAGCGTTCACCTTAAACCTTTGCACTGGAGATGTAGGAGACGGCTGTTTGGTGTTCAGATTTCCCTGAACAGAGGTCCACGCCGCCTTAACTAATGATTTAGATTTTAGGTCAGCGCGGTTAACACGTCCGACTAAAGCAGTCGTTTTAGTTTGCTGCACGTGGAGCCCGCTGCTTTTAAGTTTGGTTTCTGGCTTAAGTCTGGTGTTCCTAACGTTAGGGACAATGTTGCGGGCAGGTTTAGCGGCCGGACGCCTAGGGTATTGAGGCTTAGAGGTTTCTCCAAGTGAGTCTGTGCCTAGGCTCAGGGTAGTGCTGTAAACCTGAACGTTTAGAGATTCCTCAAGAACCTCGTGCTCTACCCGAAGAATGGTCCAATAGCCGGAGAAGTCTTTTCCTAAATTAGATAGGTGTATAGGCATGCCGGGGCGCAAAGATGGGGTACCGATAACCTGAGCGTCAGCCTGATAAGGAAAAAGGCTTTTATTGTCGGCAGCTACTGCCTCAGACACGGCGGCCTCATAGCTGTTAGCTACAACGTTGGTGGCGTGCTTATCAAACATTTCAGGATTAGATTTTGCTCTGGTGGACTTTGATCGGGTTTGTTTAGTGTATTTAAATAGTTTACCAGTCTCTGGGTTAACACCTGCAATTGATACAGCTGACTTATCTGCACCGTGGTGCACCAGTGTCTCCCCTACAATTGGCTTAAAGTAATACAAAGGGGGGCCGGACTTAACACCAGCGTCAGCCTTAATAAAATCTTTAGCTTCGTTGATCAGGCCGTCAAAGTCCTCTAGCAGGGGCTGGAAGTACAGAACTGTGTTTTCGGCGCGCAAGAAATACCCAGACTGCTTTGCTAGCTTTACCATGAACTCCCAGTCAGTTAACCCGCCCTGAGAAATGTGCGGGAACACGCGTGGGTGCGCAGTAACTTTGTATCCAAAGTTGTATTTCTTAGCAATTTGCACAACGATCTGGTCAGCTGTAACGTCATTGTATACTTGCTGGCTAGCCTGTCTCATCACCCAAGATGCGCCAATAAAACCGATCTCAGTAAAGTTGCTGTTGTTATCTTGGTGGGAGCGCACGTCGTGCACATACCCATAGAACTTTTTACCGTGCAACTGAATTACCATCGGAGAACCGGACCTCAGTTGAGTAGGGCTAATTGCCCAGTCTCTAAAGTAGACACGGGCAAAATCATGGTGGTAGTTTTCCTGCATGTAACTAAGTTTGTAGACACGCTTAAATTTAAACTGGTTATTAGGCAAATCAAGCCTTACAAAGTTAGACACTAGGTATCCTTAACTTTGTTCCAGCGGGAATATTTTGCGGGTCAGTAACGTTGGGGTTATATTCAGCAATGATCCACCAGTGGTCGGGGTACTGGTAAAACTTAGCTGCTACCTGGTCTAGGCGGTCTCCCTCTTTCCACGTGTACTCAACGTACTGAATCTGACCGATGTCAGAAAACTCGTAGAAGACAATAGGAGCGGCGTCCCCGTCTTGAGAGAACGCTACAAAATCTACTACTGAGTCTTCGTATCGAGAACCAATGTGAATAGTCATTATTTAGTTCCTCCTGCCAACTCAGGTGCGGTAAGGCCGACTGTAGCCAGTAGGTTAAATGAAACAGTAAGGTCAGAACGAATAGGAATCATGTCCTGAGTGAAAGCCCCGTGTTCGATTGACAAGCTAGTTACGTAACCTTGGTAAGACAACGGACCAACGTCAATGTTTAGAACGGTAGGAACAAGAAACCCAATGTCGGCGGTAGAAATACCTCGACCATTGGCCCACGTAACCGGTTTACCGTTTCTACCGCTACCCGGTCCAGAGCCGTTAATAGCTCTAAGCAAAAACTCAATATCAGCCAAAGTGCCGCGCTGATACAGGTCAATAAGTTTTGCTTCGATAGACGCATTTGTTTCGTCTTGAGCAAAGCTGCCGTTGACGCGGTAGTACTGAATAAACTGCGCTACTTGTGACTTATCGACAAAGTTTTGGTGTTTAGCAAAGTTATTTGCAAGAAGCCCTGCGTTGGTTAAATTAATAATGTCCTGAGACAGTCCCGAATCTCTTTTAAGTAGGGTAGGAGGAGCCGACCAGGTGGGGCGATCAAACATGCTAGCTGCGCAAGCAAAGTCATTAGTTCTGTCAATCCTGATAGTCAGTGAGAGAACTTCAGTAGCTGGGAAGTAACCAGGGCCACCAATAAAACGGTCTTGTGCAGAGGGGGTAGCATCCATGTTTACTTGAACTGAGGTAGTAAACTTTTCCGGGTTCCACAGGAACTGAAACCCGTATTTGTGAGCGTCGTCTTTTCCTGCAACACTAGAGTTTTTGCTATTGTCAGTGCTGGTACCGATAGACAGGTTAGGGTCACTAGACTTCCACCACAAACGGCCACGACGGTATCGGTCTTGTGACGGAGGTCGGTTGTAACCAGTTGGCATAAAGTTAGGGTCACTAGACGGCAGTACAGGAAGGCTCCACTTGTGAGGCGGTAAGTTCCACCTATACTCATTAGGGCTGCTTGGCTTTAGTGGAATAGGCTTATTGTCTACGCTCGGCTTGGCAACAACAGTCTTAACTTTAGGAATGTAGTAACCGCGGTAGTACAGCCACTCGCCGTCAGGGCCCTTAATCTTAACAGACTGGTTAACAAAGGTGTAGTTTTTAGTGACGCTAGGGTTCTGCGTGTCAGCGTAAGACAGGACCTTAGTAACTCCCATGCTGACTCCGCCAGCAAGTTTATGCCCCTTTGGGTAGCAAGCGGCAGGTACTACAGGAATGCCGGCGGCGTGTCTTGATGTCTGGAGTGCCCAAATAGAGTTGTTTGCCGGGCCGACTGTGGTAATAATCGTTCCCGCCTTAATCTTTGGCTGCGGAGTTCCCGGCTTTACCGACGGATCTACACCAAGATTAGCGTAGTACTGTGCAGGGCTTAGGTCCCTGTCATTAGAGTTAGCAGATCTTTTAGCTGCGGAGCTCTGAAGATTATATAGTCCTGCGTCAGACATTATCTATTTACCGCCATCTTTACTCGTTCATCTTCCTGAAGAATTCTTTTTACTTCCCGAGCCAGTGTCTGCTCGTTAATTGAAGCGCTGGCAGGTACGTTGATGTTTACCGTAACGTTATTTCCTCCACGGCTGCCAGACCCGACTGGAAGGATAGTAGGGTCGCTAGACTCAGACCCACCGCCGCCATCTTTGGGCTTTACTCCAGAGAATAGAGACCCGGCGCTAGAGCTGAACAACGCGTTAGAAACCGCGTCTTCCGGAGTGCCTGAGTGTACGCCAGAAGCCGTTACGTCCTTAGACCCGGATAGGTAAGCAGCGGGGTCATAAGTTTTACCATTAATGTTCTTTTGTACCTGGAAGTGCAAGTGAGGGCCGCTAGAGAAACCGGTGTTACCGCTCAACCCAACAAGTTGACCAGCAGTTACCTTGTCACCCTTCTGCATTGACTTAGAGCTAAGGTGGGCGTAAACAGTTTGGTAACCATCGTCGTGCTGAATAATAACGTTATTACCAAAGCCGTCTGGGTTATATCCGGTGTGAATAACTGTTCCGTCTTTAACAGCCTTTACAGATGTACCCTCACGAACACCAATATCCATGCCGCCGTGCGGCTTAGTAGTGACCTTCTTGCCGTCAATAACTAGGTGGCGGATCTCGCCCCAGCGACTAGTAATGTTGTTGCTGTATCCATCGGTAGGGCTTGCAAGGGTGCCACCATCGCCCATGCCGTAAAGCTGGCCGTCGCCGCCCTCGCCGCCGCCAAAGTCTTCCCACCAAGGCTTGCCATCTTTGCCCGAAGGTATATACATAGCATCTGCGGCTCTAATTCCAGACTCATGCTGTAGCGTAGCTTTTTCGATTTCAGTTAGCGGAACATTCTTGTCTCTAGTAGCAAGGCCAATCATATTACTGACGTTAGTAATAAATGGCGCAGCCGCAAGACCCGCTGCCCTAGTGCCTAGTTTACTGGCTGCAGCTGTACCAGCCTTAGCGGATGTGCCCGCAGCAGTTGTTCCGGCAGCAGCCGTGCCACCGCCAAACATGCCTTTAAAAAAGTTAGTTACAGGCCCAAATGCTTTTGTAAGCGCCATTCCAATGGCTGGACCAACTAGGTTTCCAAGACCACCGATTAGGTTTCCGATACCGCCGTTGGCTCCGCCGCTAAGCGTCTGCATAAACGTAGTAAACTGGACTACAGGGCCCAGCAGGAATTCCAAAGAAGTTGCGATTCTAGCTAGCTGAGCGACCATATCGTTAGCGTCTGTAACCCCCTGCGCGCCCTTGGTAGTGTAAGCATTAATAGCGCCGTAAGCGGCAGCGTTTCGTCTACCTGCTGATTGGGATACAGCGGGGTTAGCGTTAGTTTTTTCTAGGTCTTTTTTACTTGTGCCTTTTCCTGAAGCAAACTGGTACAGGTAGCGGATAACTGACTGACGAAGAATTGGGTCATTACCAAAGTATTGGTTAAGCATTGAGTCAAGTGAGTTACCTGATTGCAAAGCAAAGGTAAGGTCTTCCTCAGTAATAGAGCCCTGGCCGTCGCCGCCGGTCATGCCCTTTAGTTGGCCCCAAAGCTGACGTGCAACATCCTCTACGGCCCTAGGCAAACCGTTAGCGTCACGAACTTGAATGCCGATCATACGAAGCTTGTTTACAGAACTAGCTTTATTAAGGGCAGCCTGAGCTTCCATACCGCCCTCAAGGCCAACACCCGGCATAATGTTAGAAACGCCAGCAGCACCACTGTATGCTCCACCACCTATGCCTGGCATAAGGCCATTACTGGCACCCATCATGGCAGCGTTAGCACCATCTAGAGCGCTGGTAGCGGTTCCAGCGTTCATCATATTTTCAATTTGCTTGCCGGCTTTATCGGCCCCTGTTTGTCCGCCCATTCCCTGGTAAAAAGCCATTGATCGACGAGCCATATCGTTGGCAACAAAATCGCTAGGGTTAATAGCCTGTAAAAATCCTGAGCCACCTGCGGCAAGTGCGCCGGGAATACCCTCGGCAACAGAGCGCATAGCATTCTTGCCTACTTCGCTCCAGCTCATGCTGCTAGCGCCAGGGCTCTTAAATTGAGTGTTTCCTACAGGAGTGGTTAAGCCACCGCCACCAGGGCCGGTACCGACTACAGCAGAGCTGCCTGGGGGAGGAGAGCCACCGGCTATAGGAGGGGGCGGGCTGCTGCCAAATTGCATAGCGCCGCCGCCGGGGCCGCCACCTTTAGAATTTTTAAGGTTTTTAGAGATGGTGCCAGAAAGCGTTGCCGTTTTTTCAAGGATAGCGTTGAGCTTGGTATACTCAACGGCAAGGTCAGCGACTAGCTTAGCCTTTTTAGGGCTGCTACCGCCTACCGGTAAACCTAACATTACTGACCTATCCTATTTCTGGATGCACGAGACAACCAATTTAAACGTTCTCTTACAGACATCTCTCTGATGTCAGAGAGCGTCCATCCGGGAAATGATCTGGTTAGTGCTTCATACTGGTCGAGTAGTGCTTCGTAATCTTCGTCTCTATAGACGAAACAAATCTGCCAACGACAGTGGCATAGGAATATCCTCGCCACATGCCTCACAGGTCGTCTTCACCTCCCCAAGGCGTGGGCCTGGGGTTCTGGTAATGATCTCAGTGACAAGTTGCTCTCGGTCTTTCATACCAAGCTTTAGAACAGAGCTAGCTCCCAGAGAACCATTGCCGTTAATTGAATCTACACAGCCAGCCAAAAGGATGGTGTTTAGTTCAGGTCGGCTCTTATCAATGTTCTCAAGAAGCTTTCGCTGCACAAGGCCAGTAGGCAAAGAGACTTTAATTTCACCGCTGGTCTTAGACTGGTACACAAACGTGCGTCCCTCTTGAGGGTCCTCAAGATTCTTGTAAGGGACGTCAGTTCCTAAGTTCACGGTTACGTTTAAGTCTGTCTTGCAGTTTTCGCAAGGGAACTCAAAGTCAATAGTGTCACCGAAGGTTACTCGACGAATACCAATAAGCACTGCGTCACGGTCTCCGCTAAGCATCTTGTCTAGGTCCTCTTTGGTAGCTTTTTCGCCGCCAAGAGACACTAGACCTCGCTGTAGCATAGCCATGAGAGCCTTGCCTGGAGTTCCGGTTTTGGCAATTGCCTCTTCGTCAACTCCGTTAAGTTCACGCACTTCTGCGTACTTTACTACCGAGCCGTCCCCGGCGATGAATCCGCCGGGGAGCAGCACGTCAGTATTAGATGGTGCAACGGTTTCGATCTCTACTTCCGGCGTATCATTGACCTCAGCGATAGCTGATTCAATTGCCGTTGTATTGCTTGTGAAAATCTCTTCAGACATGTAATGCTCCTAATTAGTTATTTATTAGTTTACCAGAATTTATTACTGAGTTACGAAAGATACCGAAAGGCCCTCGTGCACAAGAGTCATGGTCTCGTACATAAGCGCGTTGTCTTGGGCGTTAAGGTCAGTAAAGTTCAGCGCCTGAATCCAAGCGTTGTGTACCTTAAACTTCATCTTAAATGCCTTTGTAGACACGATGTCATTAGCCGTGATTAGCGGGTCAGCGGTAATTGGGTGGTCAAGGACGTAGATGACTAGGTTGCAACGGAAGTTCTTTCCGCCAGAACCCGGGATACCTTCGCCAGCAGCAGCTGCGAACAGGGTCTTCATCCAGTTGATTGACTCATCCTTACCGTAGATAACACCACGCTGAAGGGTGATTGGCTGGAACGAGGTCTGACCAGGAACCTGGTGCAGAGTCGTGTTCATGCCGCCTTCGCGGTAGCTGATGCTCTGGGTAGTGATGTTCAGACCTGAAATCTGAGTGAAGCCTCCACTGAAGTTCATGAAGGTGTTGGCAGCTGGGTTGCCATCCGCGGTAGTCTGAAATTCCACAAGGAATCTAAAATTACGGATTGGATCAGTAGCCAGTTTAGAGAAGCGTTGAATGCTACTCTTGGCGTTTTGGGTGGTTGCCATTTAGGTTCCTCCTAGGAAATAGTTACAACAGCGCCGCTGTCGTACTGGCTAATGCGGATAACTACGAATTCAGCAGGACGCTGGAGAGCAACGCCTACCTCGACCACTACGTTTCCATTGTCAATTTGGTTGGTAGTGTTGTTCTCCTCGTCACACTTGACGTAGAACGAGTCTGCCGGGGTTAGACCGCGGAGACCGCCCTGTTGCCAGAAGTCGGTGAGGAAAGTTTCTACTGTAGAAGTTAGTCGATTCCATAGACGCTCGTCGTTTGGCTCGAAGATTGCAAAACCAGTTAGGTCTTCCAAGCTCTTCTTTAAGTAGATTAGGCTACGGCGTACCGATACATAACGGTCTGCGTATCCTGGCTTTAGGGTACGGGCACCCATAACCACGATGCCAGAACCTGGTACGTAGCGGATTGCGTTTACAGGAGCCGAGGCGCTGTTTAGTGCGTCAAGGTCGCTGTTAGTCAACTGTGCTACTGAGACAACTCCAGAAAGACGAGCATCTAGACCAGCAGGAGACTTGAAAATACCGCGAGAAGCATCTGTTGCAACATAGCGGCCCATAACAGCGGCTCCGGTCGGGACAGTTGTAATTGCGTTAGGTGCAGAGCTAACTGGGTCTGGAATAACCAAGCTAGGGTAGTACACGGCTGCGTACGAAGTGCTGGTGTAAGCAGCCGCACGAGTTAGCTGAGCTGACACAGTATCAACAAGAGGGTCGATAACTACAAACACGTCTCCACGGCCGGCTGCGTAAGTGATTGCACCGTTTACATCAGTTGTGCCTGTAACACCTGGAAGGTTCAGGATTAGGCTCTGAGTAATGGTGTCAAAAGCAGTCAGCGCAGAAACCAAGTTAGCATCTGTAGGGGCGGTGCCATCTGCACCAGAGGCTAGCTCTACAGGAACGCTTCCACCAGCTCCAGTAGGGGCTGGGTTGTCGCTCGCTGTGTGGCTGTCCGATGGGCTTGCGTCAACTACAGTGATGTAAGCAGAACTTCCATTAATAACTGAGATAGCGTAACGTGGGTCGCTGTTTAGCATAGTAATGTCAGTGAATCGCTCAACTGCATTACCTGCAGAGGCAGTGCTGCTGTAGTAGACAGTTAGATCAAAGTAGCTAGAGCCAAGTGATGAGGTGTTGATACCAATCCAGATGTCGTTGCCCCAAGCACCAGCGTTAAGCGCGTTTACGGTTAAAGTATTGGCTGCTGTTGGAGAGGTGCTGTCTAGGAAGGTGCTGGTAGCAACAACAGGGGTTCCAGCAGTAACGCGCTTGACGTAGCAGCGGCTTCCGCCGTTTGCAAAGAACATGTATACAGCTGTAATTAGCTTGTTACGGCTAGCAGTTGTGCTCCATGAGCCATAAAGGCTTGTGAACTGTGACCATGAGGTCACTAGAGTTGCGGCCACTGGGCCCTTGTCAGAAGTGCCCACAAAGGCTGCAACTGAGTCAGAGTTAGGACCGACGATAGGTGGGTTTGGATTGAGGGTTTCCTCAATGTACACACCGGGACGTAGGTACGGCATTAGTTTTCTCCTTGATAGTTAGAGGTAGCGGTATATTACAGAGGTTGTAGGTCAGTCGGGATATTTTGTGTAGTGTCGTTAATGAGTACTTGTTCAACTTCCGGCGCATCCGTTGGAAGCAGAGCAGCTCCCTCACTTGTAACTGTGAGAGTGAACACGTTGCGGTATAGCCGACGGCCATCCTCAATAGTGTCTCGCTTTGTGTATTCATCGAGGAACAAGTGGCGATAGCCCGTTTCTGTTCCCAGATCATTTTTAATAGGCAAGTACCCGCGCTTTGACGGGAATACCTTATTAAGCAGGTGGGCCAGCATAGCGCGGTCGTGTCGCGGGTGTCTGGCGTAGGTAGTAACTTGGTAAGTTAAATCCCAAGCAACCGGTACTTCGTAGGTGTATAGCTTTCCAGCTACTGGGGCAATTGTTCCTTGGGCGTCGTTGTCCACAATCAAGCCAGAAGCCTGACGGTAGCTAGCCCACACAGTGTCAATTAGCTCAACAGTAATGTAGGGGTAAGACTGGGCGCGCTGTTCAATGTCAGGGTTAGCAAACCAAACGCCTACTTCGCGGTTGTTGTTCTTCTCGTCGTAAACAATGATTCCCTTAAGTCGAGTCTTTAGGGCCTCATCTTCGCTAAATAGAAAACTCAAGGAAGTACCCCCGAATCAAATAGATAGTTGACCGAGGACTCGGCAAAAATGTTTTGAAAGTCCTCTGAGTGGCGGTCTATGAATAGGCGCAAGATCGGCTTAGGCGGCTGAGACTCAGACCCGTACTCCAAGTCCTCGATGTCTTGAGCTAGCTGTTCTGGGTAATCGATATAAATGTTTGATTTATCGATTCGAACACTTAGCGAGTTAGCGTACATTTTAGGCCACCCGGCAGATAGGGCGTCAGACTGTATCTCCTTAGTCAAAGATGACTGGAGAGTCTTAAGTGAGTTGGCTGCGGTATCTTTAAAAGTTGTCGCCACTACTTGTACCACCGTACTGCTTTATTTACTAGAAACCCTATTGCTAGACCCGCCAGCAAGTTTGCTGTGCCGTGGCCCTTAGTAGCGCTGTCAGCCATTCCGCGGATGAAATCCATCTCGGAAAATTGTGAGACCGATCTGTGTTGGTCTCTGTCAAGGCTAGACATGAGTGTCTCCATTAAATAAGCAAGGTACAGCGCAAGTTTGGTGCAGCCCCCGCATAGGGCCACTTACAGGATAAAAGAAAAGCCCCGCTTTCGCAGGGCTAAACCTTTTATATTTAAACTGTGCCGGAGCCCTTGGGTGCTCCTACAATGCCTTTCCTTGGCATGTCAACCCCGCGTTCTAGCTTTCCAACCCGCGAGCGCTCCAAGTCAGACTTAAACTGCTGACTTCTACCAGCGCCGATAGCCTTGTATAACTGCTTATCGCGAGGAGACTGGTCAAAGCCTTTAGCGCTGTTGTCCGCAAGGCGGTCGTCGGTTCGCTTAACAGCCCTTACGGCGTTAGTGCTTACCGTCTTCTTACCCTCTTTTTTGGTAACAACGCCGTTGTAACCAGGTTGCTGAGGGACCTTGACGCGCAGTACGCGCGCAGAGGTGGCAGAGTCTTTCTTAACCTGCCTAAGTTCCTTGTCGGTTTTAGCCATTGTTACTTACGGCCTGGCTTCTTTTCCATCCTGTTTTCGAGTTTTTCGCCTTTTTTGCCTTCAGCCTTCTCATGAGCAGAGTGCTTCTTGGCAGCCATAGAGTTCATCATCTTGGCGTCAATCTTCTTGTCTTCAGCCATAGTCTTTGGCTTCTTCTTAGCGGCGTGGGCGTCGTCTTTCTTCTTCCACTCAGACTTGTCAGACTTAGAGGTTAGGCCGCGTTTCTTAAGCATTGCCGCGTCCTTCTTCTCGTCCTTGGCCTCGGTGTACTTGCCTTTTTCGTACGCTGGTTTCTTATTCATTTACGTTCCTTACGCTGGGATAACGGTTGAGTATAGAACTGCAACTGCGTAGGCTGCGGTTCCGGCTAGAGAAACGGCATATAGGGTCTCGCCACCATTTAGCCAGATTTCCTGGTTGGTGTTGGTAGCAACCCTAATTCCGCGGTCTACGTTAGCTCCTGTAGAAACAGAAGAATCGCCAAGGTATACCGAGGCGGTGTCCACGTTAGTAACAACAACTGAGGTTCTAGGGTTGTTCAACGGGATGGTAGCAATAGCGGTAGGCGTTGTTGCCGCTAGGGTATATGAGTTATGAACTAGGGCCATTAGGGTCCTTCTTTCCGCAACCGCAGTTGCCGCACTTGCAATCAGACATTACTTATTTCTTTTCTGTGAGATGGCGTTTGCTTTGTTACGCGTCTTATCAGATGCCATGGCAATGATCTCGCCTGGAGCTTTAATTGTACCACCCTTAGCCACAGATCCCTTGGACAACGCCTTCTTTGCTTGGCGGTCTACAGGGTTGTTTGGTGCGTACTTAGGAGCAGCGTTTGACTGCTTGTTGATTGAGCTCTTAGAGCCCTTTGGTGCTAGTGGCATTACTTAGTGCCTTTCTTCTTGTTGTCGAGACGCTTAGACATGGCGGCTGCTTTCTTTTTAGCGTCAGCTTTGGATGATGCTCCCCACGCCTGTAGCGATAGCAACAGGCGGGTAGGGTCTCCGTTGGGCTTACGTTCTGGGCCTGGGTTTCCACCCATTCGAGCTAGGAACGAAGCGCGGCGAGGGTTGTCGCCAGACTTTACTGGGGCTTTTAGGTCTGAGCCAGGGTTAGCCCTCTCATAAGACTTGCGGCCTTTTTCATTCAGGCCGCCTTTAGCATTTTTGCCAGATTTTTTCTGCCAAGCTTCACTTGCCATTTTTCTTCTTCGCCTTCTTGGCAGCAGCCATGTTATCAATCAAATTAGGGTACGGACGACCAGCAGCCTTAGCCTTAGCTTTAGCAGAGGACTTTTGGCCTTTGCTGAGCGGCTTGTCTTTTTTAGTAGGGTCTGGCTTTTCCCAGACCGGCTTCTTACTTGCCATTCTTCTTCGCTTTCTTCTGGGGGTTCTCTGCGTGCCACTTACGAGTTCCAGCAACGCCTTCTTTAACAGTTTTAGCCTTAGCTACTTTGGTCAAGTTCATCTTGTCGTACTTGCCTTTTGAGGTGGCGGTGTGGTCAACAATAATGTCGCCCTTCTTGCCAATACCTTTGTCAGACTTCTTTTTAGTGACTACGTGCCCGACGCCGTCTTTAGTTCTTACTTTAGCCATGGGTTAACTCCAGGTGGTTAGGGCGGTTCTACGCCAGGTGTTAGTAGCAACGCATACGTACAAAAATCCAGAAGCATAGGCTATCTGACCGGCAGTGCCGGTGGAAGTAGCAGTTGCAGGAACGGCTACCCAAGGACCTACTTTATTATCTAAGTAGTCCAGAGCAGTATTAAGTTTGTCTCCCCAGTTGGTTTCTCCAACTACAGGTTTATTTGGAACTGGCATTTAATCTCCGTAAGGGTTGTTTCCGAATGGTGCATTACCATAGCCTATTCCCACTACGCCAGGTGCAGCGTAGTCAAGGAACTGACTGTCATTGACTAGCTCATCCGGAGCTAGCTGTATAAGATCAATAACGATTAGGGTGTGGCGGGTAGCCACTAGGCCCGCTGGTTGAGTTCGGATTGGGCGGTAAACTTGCCCTTTCCACACAACGCGGTATTTGTTTGCAAGGTCAAGGGCCGGTTTAATTTTAGAGCGATCAAAGAATAGCTCTGAACTTACATCGTACATGTCATCAATGTTGACTGTAAGGTGCAACGTGTCTGTGTTGTAGAAACCACGTGGGTTAAGTGGGTTAGAACCCTCAGTAATAGTAGAGCGGATAACTCGAAGAACGCTCGGGCCGGTCCAGGTTCTTCCGGTGCCGATAGGTTCTACGTCATAGATAGGGTCTACCTTGTTGTTCACGGAGTCGAACTTCCACCAGTCCGCTGAGTTACCTGCGGGATTGGCTAAATCCTCAGTGATTCCCTCACTGATACGATCGGACTCAAAGTCCGCATCAAATCTACCGCCAGGTGTATGTGCTCTCATGATTACCTTTTTTTAGTATACTGGTATTTTGTTATCTTTGTCGGGTAATTAATTAGTAAAGCCCCCAGTCACCTCTGCTGGGGGCTTTACCCTAGTACCTTGTCGGGTATTTTTTGTTCCTACCTGCTACCAGGTAAGTCTATTGATCACTTATAGTGTCTCGCATATTGCCAAAAAAATCAGGGCTATTGACGCAAGAGTGGGTTCCAAAACCCTACTGGGCAAGAAAGCTCAGCGAGTCTGGTCTCAACCCCGGCGTCCTCCCTAGCAATTACTGCTCCCGAGGCAAAATCCAACCCAGCAAACACCTCAAACTCTTCTAGAGTTCGTTCAGTACCAAACCCTTGGTCGCCTATGACATTGTTTTTAAATATGGACTGAACCTCCTCAAGCCCTATTTTTTCAAAGTCACTTGACTTCTCAGGAAAGTCTTGCCAAACCAAACGTCGCCCGTTTACGCCCGCCTTAGTGTGGTCGTAATAAAGGTGAGACAACTGGTTCTGTCTCGGTACGAGCAAGTCATACCCGTGGGTATAAGCCCTTGCAGCTATTAAAATCTCTTCACCAACTGAGTGTGTGCGCCTGTTGGGGACAAAGAAGGGCCCTACAGTAAATATGGAGCCGCCCGACACGGACCGACTAAATACGTTTCCCTTGGGGTTGCTCCAGGCCATTTGAGAAGGAACCCTTAAGGTTGCAAACCGTTCTTTATCTTCCTCAAAGCTAATGCAGCTGATTGCCCAGCCCTCATCGTGCTCCATCTTGCCGTCTGTGTACCAGTAGTTTCTGGGATAGGTTGTCAGCAGCGGCTTCTCAAACCCTAATGACCTGTAGTAATCAATCTCGACTATGTAGTTATTGTCCCAGTTCTCTCTGAACCTAGTGTGAGCATCTACTTGCATATAGTAGTCTTCACCGCAGTAGAAGTTATGCGCTATCTCTCTGCTAATGCCCATACCTAGATTGTGGGGGGCCTTGCTTATAGTGGCCTTTACGTTAGAGATATTTGGAATCAAGATATCGTCTACTTCGTAGTAGTTGTGGTGAACCCCAAAGTTAATCTGGTGATTACCCGATGACATCTCTAGCGCGTTTAAGATAGTGCCGGGGAGCTCATAGTCGTGGTATGAAGCTAGTTGAATAAATATGCTTGCCACGTTACTCCCAAATTGCAGCTGAGCAGGTCCTACATATAGTGTCGTAGGCTTGCTGTATCATAGTGGTGTGCTCTGAGCCGTGCCAGATATCCTTTAAAGGCTTATCTGCAACGTTAGCAAATGTACTTTCAAAGTCATAATCGTTACAGCAGATAAATACGTCACCATTAGCGTTTACGTGCAGCCACCCATTAGGTCTACCGCCGACCTCCTTGCCGTTGCCACAGCCCACTACACGAGTCTTGTCGCCCTTGCTGTAGGACTCAATAGCACGAGCGTTAGTTATAACCCCATGTTTGTCTAGGTGCCCTGCTCGATCAATAAGGCTTGGCATACCGTACACCTGCATGCCTGGGAATAGGGATTCAAATTCAGCAACCTCTGTAGCAAGGGAGCCCGTTTCTGGGTCTAGGTCTATTTCTGGAGCGTTCTGTAGTTTATCTATCCAACCACCATACTCAAACAACGACATTTTATTGAGGCCGTTTACTTGGATCGATAGGCGCTTGGTCTCAAACATCTCAGGGAGTTGTTCGATAGCGTAGCTAATATTAGAAAGAAGCTTGGCAAATATCTTTTCGTTCATTCCTACAGCCTTGGACCAGCGTTCTTGGTTTGCTGAGGGAGTATTAAAGCAAATACCATATACGACATCAGGGTACTGTTTTATGATGTCTGTCTTAGCCGGGGTAAGGGGGGTCCCATTAGTAAGGATCATTGTTTTAAACCCGTACTTTCGAAAGAGGGCCAACATCTCTTCAAAGTGCCTGTACAGCAGGACCTCGTTGTAATGAGCGGTGTATATAAAATCAAAGCCGCGAGAAACAAAACTACCTTTGCCCTCGTGTAGCTGCTTAAGGATGCTGTCAAGAACCTCTATGGGCATGTTCTTTTTGCCTACTTCGGGGTTAGGCGCGTAGCCTACAGGGCAAAACCAACAGCCAACGTTGCAGAGCCCATTAGGGTCAATCTGCGCCATTGCAATTGGGTACTTAAGAGGCGACGTAACGCCGTGCTTCTTTTTATACTCGTCCCAGCGAGTAGTCGCTACCACTTGCCGAGAGGGCATTTAGCCGCCTCTAGCTTAGTTTTAACGTCCATGAAGCACCCACACTTTTTGCACTGGTGGGTAAGACCTATAAGTTCTGGACAACTTTTACAGATATCCATTCGCGCGGTTGCGGCAGTGAGATCAATTTTTATGGTTTTAGGGTTTAACAAATCTAGAGGAGTAACGCCATTTTTTTCTTTGTACTGCTCCCAGCGACTCTTACTCATAGAAAGGGTCCTCTCCTGTTACGTCGTGGTCAAGTATAACAAACTCACCGTTTTGGAATAGTGCGTCTGGGGAGCTTACGTACAGTCCGTAAGGGTACTGATGCAGGTCTAATACCAAAGGGTTACTTAGCAAAATACTGCCGAAGTACTCACCTGTCTGCAGGGTTTCTAGGGTCACGCCATTTTTACGGAACTCCACTGTAATGCCGTCGTGGTCTGAGTAGTCTTCCGATACGTCCAGCACCTCGTCCGCTTCTTGAAAGATAAACGCGTGCTCTACAGATAGCGGCAAATCATAGAGGCACTGTTCGTCAATAACCCAAACTAGTGCAACCCCATTAGTGCCTTGGTGCACAAACTCTAGATCAGCATCAGTAAGCATATATAAATCCTAACATCTTAGAAACAAGTTAGCGTACCACCACAAGATGGGGTAGCACAAGAAACACCGCCACCACCTACGACACAGCAGCTTGTGCTCGTACAACAACCCACAGAAACTTGGGCAGAAGTACAACGTTTGTAGTTAGGGGCTGCGGTAGTTCCCGCAGTGGTTGTGGTGGTTGTGGTGGTTGTAGTTGTCGTGGTAGTAGTGGTAGTAGTGGTAGTTGGGGCTACTGGGGTAACAGAGTTGCTTGCAACTGATGCCGCACTAGTTATAGTTGAAGCCCCGTAGGTTGCATTGGCTACAACAGTAAAAGTATAGGCAGTACCGTTAGACAGAGCGTTAACAGTAACTGGTGAAGTTGAGCTAGTGCCAGTTATTCCTGTAGGGGAAGAGGTAGCTACATACGTAGCAATTGAGTTTCCTTTGCCCTTATGGGTGGAAGCTGTAAAGGAGACGGTTGCTGAGGCATTACCGGCCGTGGCTGACACAGACGTAGGCCTGTCAGGCTCTTTCCCTGCTCCCGCGGCAATACCGCCACTTATAGCCATTAGAACGTCAAATCGCCCATGGCAACCCAAATATTTGTGTCACGCTTGAGTAGGGTTACTGAGGACCATTGGGCACGAAGCTTTGCGGTGTTTGCGGTTGCTTGTGGGGTAGCGTTAAGAGTCACACCAGCAGTAACTGCAAAGCTTGTCTGTCCAGCGCCTGTTTGAATAACGGTAATTTGAGTTCCTACAGGAAAAGCAACCGCGGAGTTCAATGGAATAGTCACGGTGTTAGCAGATGCGTTGCTGACTTCAACTATTTTTCCATCATCCGCTAAAACAAGGGTGTAGGACGCGGTTTGGGCGTTTGTAGCAATGTGGTAAATGACGTTTCCATTAAACGTCTGCACTCCTGTAAAGGTCTGAGCCGCGTCAGTTCTAGCAATAGTTGCCGTAGTAGAAGGCAGCGTCATGGTTGTGCTAGATGTGCCGGAGATAGTAATGCTGTTTATGGTTCCAGAAAGGTTACCTGAGAAGGTAGCGGCGGTAAATGTACGACCAGTGGCCGTAAGGTCCGTATATATAGTCCTTGCCATAGGTTAAGTCTAACCTACAATAACGTACTGGAATCCAGTCAAGGTCTGCGAAGAAGCAAATGTAAATGTCGTAGTTCCGCTGTTGGTAGAGGCGTTTAATACGTCAGTTTCAACTAGGTTACCGCTAGTGTCAAAGATCTGGGCGTGTACCCATTGACCAAGGCCGTGGTTTACAACCATTGCTGTACCAGTACCAATACCTACGCCGGTTACGCGGCGAGCAGAGGTAATCGTTCCAGAAGCGGCTGTAGCTGTGGCAGTAGAGGTAGTGGTACCCAGGGCGGTGAACGGGACAGACGTGTAAGTCACACCAGTTACGCGACCGTAGCTGTCAACTGTTATGTCATCTACGATAGTAGCGGCGCTTGCCGAACCAGAGTTGCTTGGAGTAACAGTTGCAAGATCGACGGCGTTTGAGGTTACGGTAAGTGTTGTAGAGCCGACGTCAATTTGGTTAGGGTTAGTTCCGTTAGGAGTAAGACCAGCACCTGCAAGAGTGGTAGATGAACCAGAGAACTGAGACCAAGTAACCGACGAGCTACCAACTGTGGTTACTACAGCGGTCTGGACGTATCCGTTACCGCCGTTTGCAGTACCCGCAATTACGTAAGTTAGGTCACCGGCTTCGAGTTCTGGGACCTGATCGTTGTCTGTTGCACGGGTAAACACAAACGAAGTGGTATTTCCCACAGCACCCACAGAGGTTACGGTATAAATACCATTCTGTAGGGCGGATGACTGGTTCTTAATAAGCACACGGTTGGTAACAGTGAGCGACTGGCCGTCAATTGTGATTGCTGTCCAGTTAGACGAAGTAGCAATAGTAAGGGTCGCGCCCTCGCCGCTAGTTCCGTTTGCGTAAGTGGTAGTAATAGTTCCACCGACAAGGTTACCGGTAGTGCCTAGAGCAGCGGTAGTTGCATAGTTAACAGCATCGTGCACATTAAGGCCCTGAGACACGTTGTCAACGTAAGCTTTAGTAGCCGCATCATCTGACGCAGTAGGGGTTCCAAGACCCGTAATCTTGCTGCTGCCCATAGCGATAGCACCAGACATGGTGCCACCAGCTTTTGGTAGGGCAGCATTAGCCAAGTCGTATGCAGACTTAACGCTGTTTGGGGTAGCGGCAGTCGTAGTGCTTGTAGACGAAGTAGAGTCAGTTAGGGAGACAATACCAGCAGTCGAAGTAGAGCCAGTAGCAACGCTTAGTGTACGGGCTGTGCCACCTGTGTAGGTAGTGCCAGCGTCGTAAGAAAGGCCGGTTCCTAGGCTAAGAGCACCTAGGGTGCCACCCAGAGAAACGCCAGAAATAGTTGAGTTAGTAAGGCCAGCGTTAGGGATTGTGGTTACAGACCCTAGAACACCGCTGCCGTTATTGGTTACATAACCAGCAGTGGTAAGCGGCGTAGTAATAGTGCCGCTAAATGTAGGGCCTGAAAGAGTAAGACCTGCAACTGTGGTAACTGTGCCACCTAGCGAAATGCTAGTGCTACCGAGGGTAAACGAGCCGCCACCGGTAGAGATAGTCTGCCAGCCCGAGTTATCGCGGTACTTAAGGACGTTTAGGGTGGAGTCATACTGGATACGACCAGTTCCCGAAGTTATGGCGTTGATCGACGTAGTCGATAGGTTACCTACCGCAGCGTCTTGAAGTTCAAGACCATTCAGGTTGATTGGGGTATAAAAATTACGGGCCATTTACTTTCCTAAGATAGATACGCAAATCCGGTTGTGCCGAAGCCAAATTCAATAGTTAGAGTGGTAGCGCTCGTGTAGCTAACTGTTCCCTCCATACCGAATCCGGAGGAATCCGTAGTTGAGACGTTAGGTTTGAAACTCAGATTATGTGTAATGCTCCAAGTAGAGGATACCGCATTTTGCGTATGGGTGTATGCGATAACCTGTGTAGTTCCATTAATTCCCGCAGGTCCTTGTGGTCCAGCAGGACCAGTAGCACCAGTAGCACCAGTAGCACCAGTAGCTCCTGGGGGGCCAGGCTGTCCGGAGTACACCCCTACAGTGACGGGGGCAGCCGGAGTTACAATGATTGTGTCTACCATTAGTCTACAGTCACCTGCTTGTTTACAAACACCTGACCACGAAGGTAAGTACGAGTTTGTGTAGGGTCAGCAATTGATGTGGCCTGGATGTCCCATGAGCAACGAACTGGCAGATATTTAGTCTGTTCCTTAGTTAAGGAGATAGTGAGCTTCTTTAGCGTTGAGTTATTAACGGCAGTGGTCATAGTTGCCCACAAAGTAGGGGAGCCTGGGTAAGTACGGATCTGGGCTTTCCAAACTAGGTCGTTAAAGTTAGTGTCGTCAGGGAAGTCCAAGACTACAGAGAAGTTGTCGCCTTCTTCAATAACTAGGTCGTAGATTCCTACGGTAGTAGGTAGCGGGCTGCGACCAGTAAGGTCGTTCTGCAAATAGACCCTCTCCGGCTTTCTAGCGTCATCAACCTCTTGCGGCATGTAAACAGGCACAAGCTTGTTTGTTGTCCTGCTGACGCGGCGCAGAACGCCGATTTCGATACGCCAGAGGCCGATGTTAAGGGCGGAACAAATGTTGCGGTACTGTTCCTGGCGTTGAGCAATTAGGCCCATGAGCTGGCTGTATCGCTGCGCTCGCGGGATTGTGACACCGTCTGGAGCTTGGATGTCAATATCAAAAGAAGCGTCTGTTGCCAGGGCGTATAGGGCCTCTATTGTAGACAAGATCGTTATTGGATAGACCTCGACCTCTGGCAACATGCTAATGTTCATCTGCCGACCGTAGCCGTCTGTGCGGTTAAAGGTGTGCTGAGTTACAGCAGTATTTACAAAATACTCAATTTCGGCATCAGAGAAGTATCGGTAAACGCTACCAACTACCTTAAGAACTACGTTAGATGCTGGAGCGGTTACAGTGTGAACGACACCAATCCCGGCCTCAACTGTGTAGGTTGTTGGGTTGGTAAGGGTTGTGTTACCCGAGGTAACTAAAAGAGTGTTGGCATCGATTGGCTTATAACCAAGAACAAAGTCTTTAGTTGCGCCGTCCCCCGTGAACGACTTAGTGAACTGACGAGGCTGGTCGTTCAGTTCAGTTCTTACCTTAGCCACTAGGTCTAAGAGAGTTGCCATTTAATAGCCCCTAACGGATTCACTATAACTATGGTGCCTTAAATGTAAGGAAAAGTCTGGATAAACGAAACAGCGGGCACTAGGCCCGCTGAGTCGTAGGAAGCTGTGTCTAGTAACGAGTAGCTAGGTAGCCCTTTTGCTCTAGGTGAGCTGCGACCTCTGGGGTCACTTCGTACTTCTGACCAGCCTTAAAAGTGTAGTAATTGCCAGCGCCTAGGGTCATCGATTCGATGTCCTCTGCGACTCGGATTACGACAGTCTTGCCGCTTGCGCCTGTAGTTGTGATGTCGTCTACTACGATAGTCTCAACTAGGTTTGGCTTGGTTGCGTCGAGAATTTCGTTCTCAACCTTGAAAGCTGCTTCTGCAGTAGCAAGCGCCATTTCAGTAGCGCGTTCCTGCATAGCCTCTAGATTTTCTTGCGCAAGCTTGTCGCGCTGACGTCCTGTAAAGTCGGTTGCCTTTTTTTGTGTAGCCACGGGGTATTCTCCTGATTAGTAACTGATGGGGGGTGAAAAGTGGGGGGCCATTTCTGACCCCCCACTAATCGGGGTACTACTAGTTGGTTTCTGCAATCACAACAGCCTGGTCAGTGATTAGACCAAGACCGAAGATTGAGTACCAAGCAAGGGCGTGCTCACGACCGAAGTCTAGAATACCACCATCGCGGAGCTCTACTGGAAGCGAGATAGCGTGACCGAATGCGTTGTCACCAATGAAGATGGCGTCGTAGCGGTCCGAGCTACCGTTACCGGTAAAGTCGTTTGGAGTGATGTAACCTCCACCAGGAGTTACTGTGTAAGCAGCAGCTGTGTCGGTGGTGTAGTTGGTACCGGCACCGTTAGGTGTACGGCGAACCTGAGTAGTCTCGATGAATACGGTGTCGTATAGACGGCCGATCTCACCTAGCATGAAGTTACCAGGTGCAGCGTACTTGGTTACTTCAATGAACTCTGGGTTGTCGCGTAGACGACGGCTCTGGTGCGGGTGAACGAACGCAACGTAGGTCTCGCCTAGTCTTGGGATGTTCTTGGTCGAGAGGGTCTCAACTGCATCCTTGACGGTGCGAGGGGTTAGGAAGTTCGAACCGGTCATCGAAGCACGGGTGGTGCCGTTAACTCCGTAAGCGTACCAGTTGTTCACACCTGCAAGGCCTGAGCGGTCCTCACCATAGATGGTTGAAGTCGCGCTGTATAGAGTGTCGCGTGACAACTTGTCTAGGTAAAGAGCCATGTTGCGACCTAGAAGACGCGAAGCCGATGCCATTACGTCGTCGAACGAAGCGTTAAGAAGAAGCTCTGATACAGCAAGTGCGTATCCGTGCTCCGAAACGGTGATCGAGAACTGCTGTGCGGTTAGCGCGTTGGTCTGCATACGTACACCTTCAACGAGCGGTGAAGCTGCTCCGAGGTTGTTGTAACGCAGGAAGTTAATCTGAAGACCAGGTGCAACACCTAGTTCTGTCTTCTTAACTGCGAACTGCTCAAAGCGAAGGATTGGCATAGCCTGGAAAAGGATTTCCTTTGACCAGATCTGCTGAATCGCCTGAGTTAGCTGGGTGTTAGTACCCGAGTATGAGGTAGGGGCTGCGGCTAGATTGCCGGTACCCGTTATACCTGATGCCATTGTGGGGGTCTCCTTAAAGACTTAGTGGTTGAGGTTGGGTTAGTTTCCGAACAGTCCCTGGGAGCGTCCCTGAGCTGTTGGGCTCAGTAGGCGCTGTCGATATTTAGCGTATTCGTTCATCGGCATGGCTGCGATTTCATCAGCCGTGTAGTTACGTTGCTCCGAATTAATGTCCATTGGCCCGGCGGGAGGAGTTGTTACGCTCGTTCCCTTCATTTCCTTACGAGCGTTCTGCATTGCTGCTTGAGCACTCTCCAGGATTCGAGCTGAGCGCTCTTTCAAGCCCTCGATGCTCTGTGCGATCTCTTCGCGGGTGTTTCCGCCTACAAGATCCAATAGTTCGGGAATGATGTTTTCCCGCTCAGCTTCCAAAACTTCTGTCTTGAAAGACTGGATGTCAGCAAATTGCTTCTCACGCTCCAGCGTTGCAAATAGGCGTTCGCGCTCCTGGCGCTCACGCTCCAACTGCTCGTTGAACTCCTGCTCCTTCTGCTTTAGAAGGTCTCGAACGTCCATCTCTGCCTCGGCCTTGGCGCGGGCTTCCGCGTCTCTGGCCTCTTTCTCAGCGAGCTTAGACTGGACTTCTTCGTCTCGGAGCTTCTTCAGCTCTTCGAGTTCTGCCTTGTACTTCTCGATCTGAGGGTAGAGCTTGTCCTTCTCCTGTGCTCGAACCTTAGCGAGGTCGTCGTCAGTGTAAAACTTCGATGACTTCTCGGTCTGTGCCTGGGTGAAGGTAGACGTGTCCGTAGCAGTTGACGCGTCAGCGTCAGGGCTTACTACGACCGGAGTTACTCCTGCTTCGGCTTCAAAAGCCTCTGCAGCAGCTGATGGGGTTTCTGCTGTGCTCATATATTTCCTTTATTCTCTAGGTCGTTTTCCAAATGCACCTAAGTGCGTAGCTCGTATGACCACTCAATGGTTTTCAATATCAAGTATGACTTGACACTTTTGTTTTTTTGGTGCTAAACCCTAATTATTTCTCATAATCTTGCGGTACCTGTCTCTGTGGGAGACGAGTTCCGTAAGCCTCGGTGACAAGTCGTGTTCTGACTTTTTGCTCACCTAAGCGTAGGTTATCGAGAATAGCCGGGTCTAGGACTTGGGTGCTGGCAGCGGCTTGTTCAGCCATAGCAACTTGCTCAGGTGCAGCCGGGGTAGCCTGTCCGTCAGGTCCAGTGGCCATTCCTGTAAGCGACATGATCTCGTTTTGAATCTCTGTCTTAATAAGGTTTAGAGAACCCTCTGCTAGGGCGTCGTCAATAAGCTCCTGACGAATTTCCTGGAGCTTCGACTCTGGGAACTCCTCGCCAAGGTCACGCAAAGCGCCTTCCTTAGACTGAAGGCCGAGGGATAGAAGCGACTGAATTTCGTTCAACACAATTAGTTTGTCTAGCGGTAGCGGTGGAGGGAAGTGGCAGTAGGTGCGGTACGTGTGCGGGTCGTTAGGGTCAAGCTGAATAAGCTGGTCAGGCTTAGGTGGAGTCTCGCTGTCAGGGTCAAAGATAAAGGTTTCTGGCTCTTTAATAGCGAGGGTCTTAAGTACAAGCTCATTAATGCGCTCTAGGCCGTGCGCGTACTGCACAATCTTCTGGTGGTAGCGGTTCATCAAAGGCTGGAACTGAATAGATAGCGCAACGCCCGAGGTGTTTGAAATAGGCTGTGCTTGACCAAGTGCCGTTTCAGGCACACCAGTCATTTCGTGCATGGCCTTTTTTAGACGATCCATGAAATCCATAGCGCCCTTGAGGCCTGTGCCGCCGCCCTCAAGGTTCATTACCTTAGCGTCCTTTGGAAGGCCGCCCCAAACCTTGTTAGCGCCCTTCTCAAGCTGGCTAGCCTTAGCACCTGTAATAACAGTCACAGGAGCAGCGTGGTAGTTCACGATGTCGGCGATGTCGGTAGCAACCTCGTTGTATGTGCGGTTGATATTGATAATCTCGTTGCAGTCACTAAGGCCCCAAGGAGAGCCAGAAACACGTACGTTAGGGATGTGAATGATTGGGATAACGCCGAGTGGGTTAGGGCGTGAGTCGATCAACTCGTCGTTAATATACTCTTCGATCATGTCGTCAGTAAGAATCTCAGTGTAGGTATAGACCTGACGAGTACCTTCTAGCGAGGTTCCCCAGAAGCGGTACTTGAGCTTAAAACGGATGAGGCGCTCGCGGTCGTGAGGGTGGAACTCAGGGAAGGCAAAAGAAGAGTTAAGGGGAAGGATGCGAACACGGCCAGGGTGGATCATTCCAGCTGGGTCTTGGTAGCCCTCTTCGTACGCAACCTTGATAAAGCAGTCGCCTGACACACCGCCCTGCTGACCGATCTCCCAAAGGACGGTGGCTTTGTTGTTGTCCACTTCCCAAACGCGCTCTAGCAGGGCTGGGAGGATAGCTTCGGTGGCCTTCTCGCTGCGGAACTGTACGCCCTTGCTAAAGGTGAAGTTAATAATAAAGTCTGTGATTGCTCGGTAGTAATTTAGAACAATAGAGGATTCGCCGGCCTGGCGGCGGTAAGAAGTGTGGTGGCCTAGGTACATGGCCCAGTTTAGTGAGTAACGGTTTAGACGAGGACCGTGAACCTCAAACTCTTCATCAGCAAGCTCAACAAGACCCAGTGGGGAAATGGAGATGGTAAGGTCGGAAGACGCAGCTCTATAGCTTGGTGGGGAAAAATCAATTGACATGCTTTAGCGTGCTTCCGGGGTTGTAATCAGCATTGTTTTATTTTACACCTAAAGTGTATCGTAATTAAATATTTGTAGTTCAGAGTGTTTACAGTTTTTTAGTGACGTTTTTGGTCACTTTTTTAGTGACTTTGACTTTAGCTTTCTCTTCCTGCTTATCCATCTTTTCCTGGGCGTAGTCTCGGAATCTAGGGTCTACATCCTTCTCGGAATCGACAAAGCGGCCGCCTAGTTGCATATAACGTGAGTGCACCCAGTGAGCCGCTGCAGGTGAAGGGTATTTAGGAAATCTAACTTTTGCTTGTGTGGTGGTCATGTTCCACAGCTTAGGGTTAGCAGGAATCTGTCTAGGAGTTTCCTTTACTTCTTGGCCTTTAATTAGAGCCATAACACACCACCTTAGATGCTATTACACCCCGCCCGCCGCTATTAGCAGCGAGCGAGGGCAATAAGCAATTACTAGTCCTGGACCTGAGCAGGGTTTGGGTGCTGCTGGTGAGTACCGCTTACGAACTTCTCTTCGTAAGTGTTCTGACCATAGTCCTGGAACGAACCGCTAGAGAATTCCTGAAGGAAATCAGGTGCTTCTACCCACGATGCTGAACCGACGTGAGCACGTTCGCTCATGGTCTCTTCAGCAGTCTTTGTGTGGACAGCCTGGTTGCGGTTTGGGCGACCTGGTGCTGGCATGTAGCCCTGCATTGCTCCACGCGAGAATTCGTTTGGAACGTCTGTGTCAGTGCCGATACCCTCTTCAAAACGAAGTGGGCCGCGCTGGCCAGGAACTGCTGCAGATACCTTACGGTCGTAAGTTGTTCCCGGCTTCTCTGGGAACTTTGGGGCTGGGGCTATTGACATGAATATTCTCCTAAAAGGTTGAGGCCTCCATACAAGTGTTGCCCGAAACTAATTATTTTGCAGGATAAACGCAATTTATCTAAAAAATGGTGAGGAGGAAACTTCTACCTGCGGCATAGTCAAATCTATAGTCAAAGACACCGCAATAGCCAGGCTGTCAGCGTAGTCATCGTGAGCGTGGGCTTCTTCTGGAGCGTGGGCTAGGAAGTTGGGCCCGGTGAACTTAGTCTCTAGATCGGTCATCTGCTGGTAAAAGCGCTTCCAGGTACGTAGTCGCCTCGTCTTAGCGTGGGCGGGCCACCCTACCATTCTTCGGTCCAGCAACTGTTTTAGGTGTTTCCAGCGTTTCGACTGCTCTGGCTGACTCGACCCAATTGAGTACACCTCTGAACGGGGCAACAGTAGCCTCAGACGCTGGGCTACAGCATCTCCAACTCCGTTGGCGTCTACGCCCACAGCTAATACATTGTAGTTCTCTAGGAAATTTACTATCTGGAAATATTGATCTTCCCAATCGTCACCTTGAATCTCTAGCCAGTTTAGAATTCGGTGGTCAAAATAACCGAACTCGTCTGGGCGGTCCCAGTCTACCCATAGCACAGTTACTACAGTAGAGTCCATCTTACGCGCGGGGTCGATCCCCACTACACAAGCAGTTCTATGCCAGGCTTTCACAACTTCTTGTGATGTGTCGCCCAGCTCGTCCATAACGCTTGAGGTTACAAACATGCCGCGCTCTAGAAGCCACTTGCAGTTGTACGACATCTGGAACTCGTCAGAGTCTTCACCAATGCGCAGCGACTCTTTCTTAATAAACTTGCCGTACTCTACGCTGACTTTAGATACATCTTTCCAGTCCCATTGGAAGTGGTTTTGCTTTGATCCGCGGCCTGTTTGTCTGCGCTTGTTCATCTGTATAGCGCGATAGAAATTGTTTTTCTGGGTGCTTGGGGTCCCTGTTTTAACCATAGTACCGTTAGTAGACGCAAGCATTGGGCCAATAGATTTAGCCACAATAAAGTCGTCAGCGCCTTGACACTCATCGATAACAATTAGGTGGAAGGTTTTAGACTCAATCTTTGCCCGTGGGTTAGCCGTCATCATCATAACGCTGGAGCCCGAGTTCTTTAGCCTGACCTGCTTAGTAACACCCGCCACCTTCTTAGCCTCGTCATCGATCTCTGGGTCTCCCAGAATCTCAAGGGCATGGTCGCTGGTAAGTCGTGAGATAACACGGCTAAACAATGTTTCTGCCTGGCCCTCTACAGGGGCAAACAGGCCTACCCACAGACCGTCTTTAAACCGACCTAACAAATCAGGGTACATCTTAGCTAAGCGAGGGAGGATTACCATAAGGGCTGCTACGGTGTCGGCTACTGTCTCAGACTTACCTGACTGACGAGAGGCCAGTGCCGTAATCTCTTCGCCGTCATTAATGATTACCGATTCGATTAATCGGCGAGCCAGCGGCTTTTGGTAGGCGCGCAAATCGTGGCCTACTAGGGCCTTCATAAATATCATGATTTTATCGACGAGAGTCTCTACAAACTCACGGGATAGTTCGTCTAGCCCGTCGTCGTACTCATCAATGAGTTCTTCCTCGGGGCCGTCTTGCTCCTCGAAGTCGTCTTCGTAGAAATCTTCTAAATCGCTCATTTAATACACCTTAAAAATAAGTAACCCTGAGCCAACACGACTCAGGGTTACTAAGTGCCACACGGGAGAGAGGAGGTTGGCTATTTAATAATAGCAGAACTAAATAGTAAAGTATTAAAGTAGGGGGGTAATTCTTTTATTTAATTCGTTTGTAACGGCATGTACGGCCTCTGCAGCTGTAAGTAATTCTCCGGCACTTTCTTTTCCCGGATTTCTTTCATACGCGCTGGTCAATCTACCTAGCTCATAGATAGCTTGGTCTAGCCATACGGTTAGATCGTTTGTAGGTATGCGAGACACCCGCTTAGAGATTCTCTCTGAGAAGGGCTTGTCCCATTTTCGGCGGCTATTAAAAATCTTCAAGCTCGCCTACCTTTTGCCAGGTCTTGATCTCCTCCGGCTTAGGTGCTTTGTCAAAAGCTTTGATGGCTTTCTGCAGTGCTATGTCTTCGTGAACTGGTTTGCCCCAGATACCAAATGCGTAACCGCGGGGAACGAAGGGTACCCAGAGTACGACACAGACAGCGCTCTCTCGGAACGGCTCCTCTGTTTCTTGTGACCAGCCCCACTCAAAGACGGGGCGTACAGGGTGTTTTAGTTTTAAGGTGTCTACGTATACTGATCCGATTGATTTCATTGGGTTCCTTTATTGATTCGGTTTATTACTAGGATACATGTAATCTGCAAATTTTTGTACATCGTTCATTTGAGCGCGACGGTGTCGAGGCATGTTAGTAACATCTGCCGGGCCCATGTCACCCCAGTTATCTAGCCCAGAACTACGCAAAAACTTTCCCTTAGACGGGGCAGAGTTAAAGCTTAGCCACATTGAGGCCGGTACTTCTCGGTACTCCCACCATGTGCCGTCTCTAAAGATTACAGTCATAGTGCCCGTGTTGTAGTCATACCCGGCCTGTAATGTGCGAGGTCTGTCTGGATTAGAAGAAGAGGTTACCGACAAGCCGGCCCCGCCCGGGTCCATGGTCTCGAATCCCTCATCTGGCTGCGGGGATACTTCCGCCATCATCGTTTCACGCCACTCTGACGGGGTAGACGGCTTAGGTGGTAGGAAGGTATTTTCCCAAGCCTTAGATACTCCCGCACCCCGGCTGATCTCATCCCAGCTAGGTATGCTTGGTCTTTTAGCCATTTATTCTCCGCAGATGTGGGCTTCTATTTCTTCTTCCGTTACGCGAAGGTCGCAGTGTCGGCATCTAAAATAACGAGCAGGTCTGTAATTATTTTGGGCGGTTGCGCCAGGTTCTAGACTAGACGAGCCGTCGTCATCTTCGCTAGCGTAATCGTAAACAATTTCCGGCTCATCAAATAACTCTACCGGAAATGGGCCGTAAGGCTCGTGTACCCTTTTGGGCACTGGGTGGGCTTGCACAGCCTGTACCCGAATAATTTTCATTATTCGGTTTCGTCTGAAGAAGCTTCTTCTGCAACAGGCTCTTCCACTGGATCCTCTTCGACTGCAGGAGTCGACTTCTTCTTAGAAGAGGTGACTGCCGGCTCATCTAGCGGAAACAGCCCCAGGTGTGCCTGTGCCTGGTAGGTAAGTGGAAGGTGCTTCTCACAGTAGTAGCGAACGTTTGCTACTACAGGATCAATTTTGTATAAAGCTGGTTCTGGGCAATTAGCGCAGTTCATAGGATTCCTTAGTAGTTAAATGAATTAGTAGACCTAGTCTACCAGATTTAGCGGTTTGTTTCTTTAATGTGTTGGTCGAACTTGCCTTCAAGGGATGCGATATCGACTTTAAGGTCTACCATGTCATCTCTAATACACTTAACTTCGTCTCTAAGGGATGACCCGGAGTTTGGCTTAAGTTCAGACAGATATTCTTTAATTAAGTCGCCGACGACCTTATTAGTGTGGTTGCGCATAATTCGCGCAATTAGGGTACCTACAAAAGCTAGCACCGTAGCAAAAGCGGCGAGCGTGGTAGCTAGCTCTGCAACGGTCATTATAAATCCTATTAAGTTCGGCCAAAAAGCATTAGTAAAAGTGTCGCACTTTTTGACTTTACAAGTGGCCTGAACCTACATCTAAATTACCATTTATGCAGCGGACACTCAGAATGCTTAATCATAGTTTTGGCTTTCATAAAGCAGCCGCACTTTTTACACTGCAATAAACTCTGTATAAGTTCGGGGCATGACTTACAGATGTCTAAGCGGATAGCCGCCTCTTCTTTAGAGACGTATTCAGTGTGGGGATTAAGGAAGTCCCAGGGCCTAGATTCTTTGCTTACTTCGCCCGCTCTAGACTCCACAAGCGATTTAGAATACTCTTCGGGGTTAGCCTTGTACTTTTCCCACTCACTCAGGTCGACCATAGTGCACCTCAAAACTCGGTCCGGTTCTATAAGCCGCAGCAACGGCCGCTTTTTCTGTGAAAGAGGGGTCTAGCAACTCAACATACACACATACACCGTCCACCACAAAAGCAAAATACAGCATATCTGGGAGAAGTAGGTGGTGCGTCACCGATTCAAATTCTGTGCCGGTCCAGCGAGCGCCGCGTGCAGGTTCCCAGGCCATACCTGTGACCTCAACTATAAGCACAGGGTTCTCGGCAATAATTAGCCAGTGGCGGGCTTTGTCAAGGTCAGTTATATAAATGGCCTGTACAAGGTCATCGCCAACCTTTATTTCTACTATTGCCTTTACTTTTTCAAACATAGTAAAAGTATACAGCTTTAACTACTCGCCTATGCAAGGCGCGTTGTCTACGTAGTAAACTCGGTCGGGACAGGTTCTGCCGCAGCAGGGGTCGTACTGAGGGAAAATGTACCTAACTCTTCCAACGCCGTAGGGGGCACAGGTGAACGTTCCGGTATCTTGACAGCATGAAGTACAAGTGGCTAGACAGTCGGGATCAGCGGGGACGGTAGCGCCACATTGCCAAGTGTATGGATAGCCCAGTTGTGCGTAGCGATTAGCGCAAGCCGTGCTTGCACTTGTGGTTGTAGTGTCTGTGTAGCTACCTGAAGTGATCGCCGTAGAGGACGAGCTAGTACAGTACTTGTAGTACACAGTGACTGTCGGAGGAGCTCCTACTGCGATGTTAACCGTATAAGTAGCGGTGGTAGACCCGTTTTCAGCGGTTACTACAATGCTCTTGGTATTTGGGTTGTTTGCGTAGGCAACTGACACAGTACCTAAGCCAGTAGCAGTAGCTCCGGCTGCGATGGTAGCAGAGATGGATACTGAAGTTGTGCCCGTGGCCGCGTTAAATGTGCCGCCATTACCGACCAGTACACCATTAACTCTAAGGTTAGTTAAAGAAGTATCGGCAGAAAGAGGATAGGGGTAAGCAGTTACCCAGGCCCCATTTACTTTAGAGTAGACACCTGTGGCTGTTCTCCAAGTACCGGCTACTTTTACATAAGTAGCGGAAACGGTATACCAAACACCGCCTACCTTAACCTTGCTTCTATAAACGTCAGGCACAGGGTCTCCTTAAGCGTAGACGATCCAGACATCTCCATTTTGACCGTCCGAAGATATAGGTGCGGCGGTAGAAACATAGATGTTGCGCTGACCGTCGTCATTGCTGGTAAGGATTGTAGTGCCGTAAGAGGTCACATCGCCCGGGCGCGCCATTAGACGATCTCGATTCCGCTTACTAGATAAGTAATCACTGACCCGGTAGCAGCAAGCATGGATAGCTTTTCACCTGTGGTGATTGGGATATCCGCTGCCCAGATAAGCTGCGAGTAAGGTGCAACTGTAAGAGAGCTGATAATTGCGTTAGCCGCGCTCGCGGAAGCGCTTACTGGAAGAATGTGCGCAGTAACTGCAACGGCAGAGGCCGAAGTGTTATTGATGATAATCTGCTTAATAACTGCTGTGCTAGGTGCGGTGTAAACAGCAACAGCAGAGGTGGTCAGCTGCGCTGGTCCAGCGAGTCTCTTAGGGGTATAGGTGGCCATTACGGTCCTTTCAAATGCTTCAGGTCAAGGATAAACTATTAAACCAAATAAAACAGGCTATTTAGTTCCCCACCAGTGTCTGCCGGGGTTATTGTATGTAAGGATACTTGGTTTTTCTAGAGTGTTCAGGTAAATCTTTCGGATACCGAAGCGTGAGTCATTTATTTGAACTGGCTTAAAAACGGCCGTCTTAAATTCTTTTTTCACGGTGTCCACCTTCCCCATTGGATTAGGTTAGTTCGCTGACCGGCAATAGCATAATCTCCGACACGCATAAGTGCGTCGCGGAACTCACGCGTTCTACCTGAAGGCTTCATTTACTTAGTAGTACCGAACTTAATGTCAGTGGTGTAGCTAGAGCCAGCCGGCTGAGTAGGCTTTGGCGAAGAACTAGAGCCAGCAGCACTGCCCGAAGATGCAGCAGCCTTCTTTTCCTTAGACTTAGCAATAGTGTTTGACACGGCGCTACCAATAGCTTCTCCAGCCTTAGCGCCAATTTCGCCACCCACTGCGGCACCTGCAGGGTTCTTAACAGCTGCGGCTCCTAGAGCAGTTCCGATAGCGCCACCAATTGCAGCACCTGCCTGAGCACCACGAGTCTTAGAGCCTGTAGAGGCTTTAGGCGGGGTTCCTGCGGTCTGGCGAGTGCGACCCTTTGCAGCTGGCTTATCGGCAGCTGCTGCGGCTTCTGCTCTGCGCTGAGTGTAACCTACTTTGATACCACGGTCGCCATACTCAATGTTGTGAGCAAACGTTCCCTCTGGGGATCCACTTCTACGAGCAGGGGCACCATCAGGGCCAGGAGTACCATCCCCGTCGCCATATTGGGCTTTTTGTAGGAAGTCTAGACGGCGCTGGTGCTCACGGTTAGCGTAAGCATCCATGTTCTCCCAGTGAGCCTGGCTAGGTTCACCGTTTGCACCTGGTCGACCAGCACGGTTGCGGTCGCGTCTCTCCCTGAGATAGTTACCCGTAAGAATTCCGGCAATTACGCCGTTTTGTCCGCGACTTGAGCCAGCGGCATTAGATATTTGATTCTGCGCTGCGCGCTCGATGTTTTCTGCCATGCTTCGATTGTAGAGCGTTTTAATAATTAATTACTGCTAAAAGAAAAAACCCCAGCCGATTGGCTGGGGCTCTTCTTTAGGGTGATTAAGCCCAGGAGGTGATGGTAATTGCTGAACCAGTACCAATGCTTGCTGCGTTAGCGGCAACGCTCTGAGTCTTAACGGTCAGAGTCGCACCGGTCAACTTAGTTCCAGGGGTGATCGAGCCAGTGTCGGCTACGGTCCAACCAGTACCGGCGATAACTAGGGTGCTTCCGCTACCTCCGGTTACCGACCAAGTACCGACGAGAGCAGTTGGGATGCCCGTACCGGTAGCAATGGTAACCTTGGTTCCAACAGGCCATGTTCCAGTACCGCCGCTTACGTATACAGTAGCCGCGGTAGTCGAGGTTACGTTAATACGAGTAGGCTGTGTAGCGGTGTTTGTAACGCCTGTGGTGTTGGTAATGTTGGCGGTTTCGTAACCAGCGTCCTTTAGCTCATCAAGAGCCACTGTTGTTAGCTCACCTAGAACGTTAGGAACGATGATGTTACCAAGTCCGACACCGTCAGCAGCTGTTAGTGCATCCGTTGCCTGAACCTTGCCGTACTGGCCAGTAACAAGACCAGCGTTAGCAGAGTTAGTAACTGTGAACGAAGTAGCGTTAGCAGTTGCAACAGTAGCGCTAGTAAGGTTGTATGCCGAAGCAGTTAGACCAGTGATGTTTACAGTTTCGCCAGCAGTCAAGAAGTTCTGTGAGGTGTAGGTGACTGTGGTTCCGTTACCAGATGCAGCAGTAACGATGAAGTTACCTTCGCCAGCAACGAATAGAGGGTAGCCTGACCATCCGGCCTCTGCGTCTGAGTGTCCGTCAAGAGCAGGGTTTAGGCGGTCTGAAGCAACCTGAGTAGTAGCCGACCAGCTGTAGTCTGCACCAACGCCTGGAAGGCGTCCAGCAGCAGCGGTAGCAACAGCAGTAGCGCCAGTAACAGCGGTTCCAGTAGCTGCGTTAGTTACAGTGAACTGTGAAGACGACACAGTACCAACTGCTACGTTAGTCAAGTTGAATGCAGAAGTCGATAGACCAGTGATGGTTACGATTTCGCCTACCTGAAGAGTGTTAGCAGATGTGTAAGTTACAACGCCACCTGAAGCCGAAGCCGCAGTAACAACGTAAGTCTTGTTCTGAGTCTGAGTAGAACCAGTGGTTCCACCAGTGTTGCTGATTGTAGCCGCACGGTCATCGTTTGGCTGCATAGGGAATTTTCCCCATACGAAATCTACGGCTTGCTGGCCGCTAGAATCTGTTGCCATGTTTTTTCCTTAATCTCTAGAGAAGTAATTACAGCGCCTGATCGGGACGCTAATAACAAGTATCGCCCCTAGGGGAAATTTTAACGGTCTAAACTAAATTATTTGTTTAGTAGCCTTCAACGCCAGAAGTCGCGGAGCTAGCAATGGGCGGGGCAGAGCCGGTGGCGGCTGGGGCTTCAGTAGGCTTGCTGCTCTCATCGCCGGTTGGGGTCGCAGCGCCCATAGAAGCGCCTGGAGTCTGGGTCTGATTTGGATACATTACTTGGCGTCTTTGTCTTTACTGTGGTCTACGACATCATAGCCATACATGCCATTGCCGCGATCTGCACGATGCAGTCTGACGTCCTTGCCCCAGATGTCTTTACCCATAGTCGAAGCAGCGCCACAGTCAGGGCATGCTTCTAGGTTAGATGGGTCGTGCTCACTCTGCAGCTTACGAAGTTCAGCGAACTGGTCGTCTTTCGGGTCCATTACTATTCCTTAAATTTTGTAGGGGTCTTTTAGGGGGCCACTTGAAACAATGTTCTGAGAGCCGCGAACAAGTCGATTGACACCGCTAGATAGGTAGCCTTGATTGCGCTCTTTTGGCTGAGAGGCAACATAGTCAGCGGACTCGTCTTGAAGCTGCTTAGTCATTGCAGCCTTATCAATCTGTGGAAACTTTGGGTCCATTACTTGTCGTTCTCTTTCTTGCCGGCACGACGCTTGTTTTCCTTAGCGGTGTTAGCTCCGTGCTTAAGTGGGCGAAGGTTTGACATCTTGTCGTCCGAGTGATTGTTGTTCTTGTGGTCAACGTCGGTGCCCTTTGGAAGCTTACCGTGCTTCTGCTCATACTTGAACTTAGCAGCATCTACAGACGTGCGAGATCCGTCTTTGTTTACGACAGACATCATAGGGCGTCCGCCATTCTTAGCAGAACCCTTGAATGGGCCGTAGACCTTCTTGCCGTCTTTAGTAGTACCGGCTTTGGTCTTAGCCTTGCTTGCTGGTTTCTTTTCAGCCATTATTTATCCTTACCCATTGCGCGATCTTCCAAGTCTACCACGCAGTCGTCGCAGTAGTTGTAGTCGCCGTAGAAGCCGTTGTGGAGGACACCCTTGCAGTTAACGCAGTTTGGGATTGGATCCTTGGCGTTGATTGGATTGGTCTTGCGAATGTGAGACATGTCGCCAAACTGATTGTCTTTAGACTCCATTAGAAATTTCCTCTGTAAGGGTTGCGTGCGACGTCCGATGCCGCAATAGAAACATTGTACCGCTGAACAGCACCTCTAGGACCAGTAAAGATACGATCGTTGACTCTACTTACTCCAGCTTCAAAAACGGGCCTTTTTGGGGTAAATACACCCGATTGGAATTCGTGAACGCGGCCGGCCATCTTACTCCCAGGGCTTAGAGCCGTTAGGGTGAATGCGCGCGTCTTCTAGTCGCTCACAGTTGCGGCAGCCATTCTTGTAATCGATATAGGTGTGGTGCTTCAAGAACTTCTTACCGTTATCTGGATTGACGCCCGCTGGGTGCCACTCAAACCCTTTAATCCCAGAGCTAGGGTGCATGACCTTTTTGTCATGGTCATCTAAATACTTTCCATTCCCATTACCGTAATCGTAGTAATCTGGGTTTTTAGGGTCTTGACTTTCTGCAGATGCCATTACTTATCTTCTTTCTTGGCTTGCTCTTCTAGGTTCTTTACTTCCTGATGCTTGATGCGGTTCTCTGCGTCATCGCGGAATGCGCTCATTGGACCGAAGGGAGTACTCTGACTGATCTGCTCATCACGCTTCTGAGCGCGGCGACGAGTGAAGTTGATTAGCTTACCGAATTGACGTCCTGGTTCCATTACTCCATTATGGACTAGCTGAGTAGCTATAGCCCTGTAAACCTTCGATTATACTTAAGTTTTTTTGCATGTCAAGCTTGAAATTCGGCGGCGCAGCAGACAAAGCTACTTCAACTCTTCCAATCATCTATTTAAGTAGCTATTCAAATATTTGATGCAAATGTGCAGGTAGGTGGGAACAAAGAAACCCGCAGGGCCCGCTGCGCGCCGGATCCGCCGTGCCCGCTACCCCCGCCGTTTTAGGCTACTGCCTACCTTTTAGCACCCTCAACCGTTCCTGACACCTGGCGGGGTGTTCGAACAGATGTTCGATTAACCCTACCCCCCTGTTCGAACAAGTGTTCGAGAGTAGTCGTTATCATTCCGTTATAATCTATGTCTGTTAGTAGGCTTGTTTGGCACTAGTGTTAGTAGTAGTTAGAGGGAACTAACTAATCGGCTAGGCGATTACCTAGACCTATCCCGCAAGGGAGTTAGGGGGCTAGCCTTATGGCTATCTCACTATCGGCGCATCTCTACAGTGAAGAGAACGCCCGCATTACCGCCTACGCAGACAGCGATGGCGACATCTCCGTTCGGTTCACCGCCGACAACGGACAGGGCGTTAGCGTGTTGCTATCACCTGCTCAAGCGAAGCAACTCAAAAAGTTGCTCGTTGCCACACTTGCCGAGAGCAAGGCTACCCGCAAGGCAAAAGCCGAGCGAGCAAAAGCCGAAGCCGACTTTGGGACCGACAACTAGTGTCGCTCTCAATTCAGCGTGAGGGGGTGGAGGACTTCCTCCGCTCCCTCAACGGCAAAATGTTCTCGGTTGTTTTCACCAAGCGCACCACAGGTGAGACCCGCAAGATGTTGGCAACAACCAACTTCGCAAGCAAACTAAAAGGTGGAGACCCCGCCTATGACGCTAAGTCAAAAGGTTTGCTAGTTGTCCTTGATGTAGTCGCAAGCAAGACAACTCCAGAGCGAGCAATCCGCTCTATCCCGCTAGACGCAGTTAGCGAAATCCACGCTAAAGGCGAGGTTTACCTAGTCAAGTAATACGAGCAGAGCGGGGGCGCAAGCCCCTGCTCTCTCCCTAATCAAGGAGTATCAAATGAATAAATGTTCTGTTTGTGGCTCGATCGAGTCAATCGTTCACTCTGGGGTAGACGCTCTACTCTTGGAGTGCCTAGACCGCATCGGCGAAATCTGCTACACCTGCGCCAATGCCGAGCGTGAAAAGGTGGCGAACTAATGAAGTATTACATTCGCCGAGCAGTGCTAGGCGCGCTCGCGGTTCCTGTTGTTGCTGTTCTCTGGTGCGTGCTCTACGGCGTGCTAATCCTGCTAGGCGGTGAACCAAGCCAAACAGTCAGCGAGACATTCGCTAACGGCTTGCTAATCGGTTCAGTCCTAGCAGTCCTGCTAACATTCGCCCCGCAAGTAAAACGCTTGCTGGGATAAAAGCCCCCGCCCTTGGCTCCCCCTAGTCAAGGGCGGGTGTTCCCCCTGCCCCTGCTGGTATCCCCCATGCCAGCAGGGGCACCAACCCAACAAGTTATCAAATCGTTATAAAGCAATCGGCCTATTACTAGGGTTGCCGATTGCTTTATAACGATTTGATAACTTGTTGGGTCGGGCGTGTCGTTACCAATCTGTTATAACTATTTTTCTGCTATGTCTGTTAGCAGGGCTATTAGGCACTAGATTAGTTTTTGTAGGCGAGAGGAAACGCAAAGTGCGGGAGCCTACGGAGAGAGGGTGAGAACATGGAAACTTTACAAGTCGAACAGACTGAGTTGTTGGCTCAGGTTGTAGTCGGTGCTAAGGTGGCACTACGCCACGGGCTAACCGACACCAGCATTACCGGTGAAGTGACTGAGGTAACCACTGACGCTGATGGCGTCAGGGAAATCAGGGTCGCTGGCGTTGGTAGTCTGGCGACCCGAAACCGCTGGAAAGACGGCGATTTCTGGGTAGTCAAAAGTCTAGGGTTCTAGATTTTCCTGTGACCTGAGCCAAGTCCTAAAACTGGCTCACCTAATAATCCTTTGGAGGGAACTAAATGGAAATCAAACTAATCGCCGAAACCGAGCACTTGCGTTTTGAGTGGTCTGGCGGTGCTCTAATCGAAGTAAGCAACAAGAACCACACCGAGCCCCACGACCTGATAAATGTCTGGGACTACGCCAGCAACACGCCCACGATAGAAATGAGTTTCGAGGGCTTCCGCACTAGAATAAATGAATGGCTCAAAGAACCGCAGGAGGTAACGCCATGACCGAACAAAACGACGAAGCAATCACTTGCCCAACTTGTGACCAAGAAGTCGAGGAACTAATCGACCGCGAGGGTTACGATTTGGAGTGCGCCGACTGTATCGAAGGAGCACAAGTTTTGCGTGACCAAGAATGGGACTACTGGCACGCATAGAAAGCCCCCAGCCACTCCGCCCCCTCGGAGTGGCTGGGTGTTCCCAAAAGCCCTCAGCGGGGCGCACAGCCCCGCTGAGAGGCATGGGAGGCCAACCCAACAAACAGCCAACCAGCCGATCCCCCTAAATAATAGGCGGCTGGTTGGCTGTTTGTTGGGTTGAGGGCATGTATAACGGTTTGGTAACGGATTAGCTATCTCTGATAGCAAGGCTATTACCTAATAGTCTTGTCTTGTAGTCAACAAGGGCTACACAACTGAGGGAGAATCATGGTTCAGGAATCAACGGTAATCGCAAACGGCACGCTTACTAGCGACTGCATTTGCGAGGTTTGGAATGATGAGACGGGAGAGGCAACGCCCGCTGAGTATTGCTATGGCGACTGTTTCACCGAACAAGTCGACCATGTTGAGTATGTCATCGAACAATGGCTAGGTGACAAGACTCTAGGCGAGTACATGGTTGAGGTCGAGTATTCGGGCGCAACATGGCGACGCCTAGCCGGCAGAGGTGGATGGGAGCCTGAATCCGTAAAGGATGTTTGGTCGTCTCTCACTCTCGACGGTGACTTCACTCTTCGCTTCAAGTTGCTTGACAACGGCATCCTAGAGGTTGTTCGCTCAAGCCACGATGAGTTAGGTGCCTATCACGCCCTTCGGCTAGTGCAAGCGCCTTAAGTTTTGCAGAGAAACCTCACGTCTTCGGGCGTGAGGTTTTTTTGTTGGGTTGGTTGCTTGTTGCTGAGCTGGCTATATGCCAGG